TGGTGGTGTAGGGTGGGTGGTATGGAGACGCCGGAAGTAGCCTCTGAAGTGGCAAGTGGGGAGGAAGTGGGGGGTAAGAAGAAGTTCATCAGCCCTCGGCACAGAGCGAAAAGGCTGTCAACGGAGACGGGTCCGCTGCTGGGGTGTATGAAGTGGGTGATGAGTACGCACACGGACGCGGACAAGACGATGCAACAGAGGGAGACGCGGGCGTGGATGAAGGCTGACAGGAAGGGGTTCATGGCGGCGTACTACAAGGAAGTGGAGGCGGAGGAGCGACGAAATGTTCCTGTTGTTGGGGAGGAGAAGTCGGGCAAGGAAGCCGCCGGGGAGCCGGACGACGGGGTGGAGAAGTGCCTGGAAGTGGCCGACAGGTGGTTGAAGGAGCGGGTGTGATCCTATCACCGGGGGAGTACCACAAGCGGGTGCCGAAAGACCCGGTGGAGAACGTGAAGTACCGGGTGGACCTGCTGAGGCACAGCAAGACGAGCCGGGAGTTTCAGCGCGGGCTGGTGGAGATGTGCCGGCGGGATTTGCTCTTCTATGTGAACACATTTCTGTGGCAGTTTAACCCACGCAAGACCGATGTGCAGGTAGGGCCGTTCATCACCTGGGGCTACCAGGATGAGGGGTTCCGGGAGATGCTGCGTTGTATCCGGTGCGACTGCGGGGAGTCACCGGAGATTCACCAGCACGACCTGTGCATCGAGAAGAGCCGGGAGATGGGGGCGTCGTGGATGCTCCTGATCGTCTTTGAATGGCTGTGGCATTTCCATCCGTGGCAGAAGTTCCTGCTGATCTCCAGGAATGAGAAGGCGGTGGAGGATGAAGACCCGGACTCGCTGTTCTGGAAGATCGACTTCATGCACCGGCACCAACCGGATTGGTTGAAGCCGAGGATCAAGCGGAGGAAGCTCTTCTACGGGAACGAGGACAACGGCTCGACGATCACAGGGCAGGCGTCAACGGGCAAGGCCGGTGTGGGCGGGCGGGCTACGGCAATGGGAATCGACGAGTTCTCGCAGATCGACGACGACTATGAAGTCTTGCACCGCACCTCGGATACGACGGGCTGCCGCATCTTTAACTTCACGCACAAGGGGCTGGACACAGCGGCCTACGAGTTGACGCAGCGGGTCGATATGAGGAAGTTGCGGCTCCATTGGTCGAGTCACCCGGACAAGGTGCATGGGCTGTACAAGTATGTGACGGAGCCGAACCCGCACGTGGAGGTGTACGACAAGCGGTATGTGTTCAGGGAGGATTTCGCGTTCGTGATGGACGGGAAGCTCCGCAGTCCGTGGTATGACGAGCAGTGCCGGCGGAAGGGCGACCCGCGGGCGATAGCGATGGATTTGGACATCGACCCGGCGGGATCGGTGAGTCAGTTCTTCGACATGGGGAAGATCAGTCAACTCGTGGCCGCTTACTGCTGTGCGCCGTACTGGAGGGGGGATTTGACGTTCAACGCGGAGACGGCTCGGCCGCTTGAGTTCGTGCAATCTCCGAACGGCCCCCTCAAGTTGTGGCTCAACCCGACGGGGAACGGGCGGCCGCCGGCGGCGAGGTACGGGATGGGGGCCGACCTCGCGGCGGGGCTGGGGGCGACCCCTTCATGTTTAAGCATTGTGAACGGGGAGACGGGGGAGAAGGTCGCGGAGTACACGAACGCGCACATCGAGCCGACGCCGCTGGCGCCGCTGGCGATCGCGTTGTGCCGGTGGTTCTCGACGCTGGACGGGGAGGGGGCGGCGTTCGCGTGGGAGTGTCCGGGTCCGGGGTTGGTGTTCGGCAGGAGGGTGATCGACCTGGGGTACCGGAACGTGTACTACCGGACGCCCTACGACAAGATCGCCCGGAAGCATTCGGACAACTGGGGCTGGTATCCGCAGGCGGGGCCGAAGCGGTTGTTGTTGGAGGAATACCGGAACGCGCTGGAGACGCGGCAGTTCTTGAACCGCTCGAAGGAGGCGATGGACGAGTGCCGGTTCTTCAAGTGGGACCAGCGGGGGGAGATCGTTCATGGGGGGGAGGACTCGCCGAACAATCCTGGGGCGGCGCGGGTGAACCACGCGGACCATACGATAGCGGACGCGCTGGCGTGGATGGTGTCGAAGGACTTCTTCCGGGGCGGGGACACGGCGAGGAAAGAGGGTGTCGTGGTCGGCTCCCTTGCTTGGAGGAGACTGATAGCGGAGAATGAGCGCGTGAAGGAAGAGGCGTGGGTTTGAACGGGGTGCAGCGTGAAGAAGGCCAAAGAAGCGACGGTAGACTTCGACCGGCTGACCTACGCCATGCAGCGGAGCCGGTGGGTACTCCGCTACTTCCGGGAGACGCGGCGGGAGATGGTCCGTCAGTACGTCGGTTTCCACTGGTCGGAGGAGGGCGCGTACAAGCAGGTGCCGGTCAACCTGCTGGCCCTGTACGTATCCATCGTCGGGCGGGGGCTGATCGCCAAGCAACCGCGGGTGATGCTCTCGACGTTCGACAAGTCGCAGAAGCCCGCCGTGAACGCAATGGAGTCGTGGGTCAACCAACAGATCGGCCGGATGAATCTGGCCGGAACACTTCAGAGGGTGGTGTTAGATGCTCTGTTCTCAATTGGCGTGTGTAAGGTTGCCCTTGCTACACCTGCGGATTCGGCAACCGCAGGATGGAATCTTAGGGCCGGTATGCCATTCGCCGAACGAGTGGACCTCGACGATTTTGTATTCGACGTCCACGCCAGAGACTTCAGCGAGTGTTCCTTCATCGGACACCGCTACCGCGCCCCCCTTGAAGTAGTCCGCAATTCCAAGCTCTACTCCAAAGCACGCCTCGACCTGACGGCCTCCGACGACTCCTTCTACAACCTGGAAGGCGACGAGCGGATCAGCGTCCTCGGGCGAGGGTTCTACGCGGGGGGCGGGCAGGACGAAGAGTTCGAGGACATGGTGGACCTGTGGGAGATTTACCTTCCCCGGCACCGGCTGATCGTGACCCTTCAGGACGACAACCTCGCGGCCGCGGTCAGCGGCAACAACAAAGAGTTCAACGGGATCAAGAACTTCACCGGGGGTGCGCTCCGCGTGCAGAAGTGGCTGGGACCGGAGACGGGACCGTATCACATCCTGAGTTACGCCACGGTTCCCGGCAACGCCATGCCGAAGGCTCCGCTGCAAGACCTGTACGACCTGCACATGGTCACGAACGAGTCCTACCGGAAGCTCGAACGCCAGTCGGCCCGGCTGAAGAAGAACGTCCTCGTCTCGAAGGGGGCGATGGACGGGGACGGGCAACGCCTGATGTCGGCCAACGACGGCGACATGGTCGGCGTGGACGACCCGAACAACTTCAAGGAAGTGGTGCAGGGCGGGCCTGACCAGACGTTGCTGCTGATCGCGCAGCACTACAAGGACTTGTACGACTTCATGGCCGGCGGCTTGAGTCTCCTCGGCGGACTGGCGCCGCAGTCGAAGACGCTGGGCCAGGACAAGATGCTGAACCAGAACGCGAGCGGGCAGGTGTCGGACATGCAGGACACGACGGTCGAGTTCGTGAGCAAGACCGTGTCGGCCCTCTGTTGGTACTGGTGGCACGACCCCTTCCAGACGATGCAGGTGAAGCACAGTTTGCCGGGGATGCCGGAGATGAGCATCAACCGGAAGGTGACTCCGCAGATGCGGCAGCGGGGCCGCTTTGAAGACCTGGACGTGGAAGTCGATCCGTACTCCCTCCAGAGGCAGACGCCGCAGCAGCGGGTGCAGGCGCTCACGCAACTGGTGCAGAACCTCATCACGCCGATGATGCCGCTGTTGCAGCAGCAGGGCGTGGCGTTCGACATCAACACGTTCTTGCAGAAGATCAGCAAGTACATGGACATGCCGGACCTGGCCGAGATCGTGACCATGCAGGAGCCTCCCCAGCAGCAGGCCGGGGAAGGCGGGCCTCCCTCGGCACCGCAGACGACGACGCCGAACCAGACGAGCCGGGAGTACGTCAGGAGATCAGTCGGCGCGGGGACGCAGGCCAACAATCAGGCACAGATGACCAACATGATGAAAGCCGGGGAAGCAAACCGGAACGGGAGCCGGCAATGAAACAGCAGAAGTACGACGAAGACATTCCTGAAGGACATCCCGCAGTCGAGACGCGAGACTTGAAACCCGACGATCAACTCTTGCGACGGCACGGCTTCAAGATTCACGCTCGACCCAAGAATGGTCCGGCGATGTGGGCTAAACAGGGAGAGATGTTCACCGAGGCCGCAGCCTTGAGGAGTGTCCGGTCATGAAGGGTCGCATCGTGTTCAAGCCGGACGACACACGCCTGTACTTCCTCGACGGTCAGTCCTGCACCGAGGCCGAGTTCAACGCCGCGTTCCCGCCCGCGGTCGAGCCGGACGGCCCGGACGCCGGCTCCTCGCTGTGTGGCTGGAAGCCGATCCACTCCGAGGCGATGGCCTATCACCCCAAGCAGGTGAAGGAAGCGGAGGAGCATTTCCGTAAACTAGGCATACCCACGGAGATCGACCGGCTCGGCCGGCCGGTGCTGACGAGCAGAAGTCACCGGCGGAAGGTGATGAAGTCGCAAGGTCTCCATGACAATTCTGGAGGGTACGGCGATGGGTGAGAACGGCGTAGTAGACGAACCGAAGGGCCAGATTGTGCTGACCCTGATGAAGAGCGGTCAACTCGGTACGCAGTGCATGGGAGAGATCGGCCCCTGGATGGTCCTGCACTGTCTGGAGATGGCCGTCGAAGCCTTCAAGAAGCAGATGGTCGCCAACGAAATCGCTCCAAAGGTTCAGGTTCCCTCCCCGATCATCGACCCCCGAAAACTGCGAGGGTAGGCTTGTGAACGAAGGCATTTCTCTCAACGTGCCGACAGCCGCCGCGGTGTCGGCGATCCTGTTGGCGGTGGTCGGGGCGCTCGGCACGGTCTTCAAACTCCTGATCACCGCAAAGGAAGCGCAAATCAACGAATGGAAGGAACGCTACAACACGGCCCAAAAGATCGCCGATCAAGCCGTGGCCATGTGCGAAGTGCTGGCCCAGCGCTACGGAGCCGGTGTCCAGGTTCCACTGCTGGCCCCGGTGATTCCGAGCCACAATTCCCCGGTGTCCGAAGCGCAGAAGTTCGCGGCCGAGTCGGAAGCGCTCAAGGCGAGACTGGCGGCGGCGATGCTGGCCGTCTCGAAACCTCCTCCCCAGCCGGGCGACAGGCCGCTGTCGCCCGGCTGAATCTGCTACGATGAAGGTAGACAGACCCAGGAGAACCCATGAAAATCAGCATCTTCTGTCCCGACCTGGCCGTCGTCCTCGCCCGCATCGCAGCCGCTCTCGAACGGATCGCCGCGAACACGAAACCGGAGGCCGAACCCTCCGACATGAAGATCAGAGTCACAACGTCGCCCATCACTTCAGGAGAGAACGCTATGGCAGATTTCCACTGCAAGATGGGGCCGAAGACTGGGGCGAAGAAGTTGGTCGCGCCGACGCCGATCCAGTTGAAAGTCCCCGGCCCGATCAACATCTTCCTCGACCCGATTGACGCGCAGGGCAACGACGTGCCGGTGACGAACCCGGCGAACCATCAGGGGACGTTGACGGTCGACAACCCGGCCGCGTTCGTCGTCTCGCCGGGGGCGGACACGCTGCACTTCACCGCCGTCGTGCCGAAGGGTACGCCGCCGAGTACGTCGATCACGTTGTCCGCCACGGACCACGCGGCAGACGGTTCCTTCCCGGACCTGGCCGCGCAGCAGGTGGTCATCACCCCGGCGGCTCCGCTGCCGAGCGACCTGAAGATCAACATCTCGTTCGGCCCCTGATCTCAATTCCTTCCCCGCCGCTGTGGTTGCACAGCGGCGGGTTCTCTCTGGAGACAACATGAGTACCCCACCCGGATCGCCAGTCACCAAAGCGGACCTCGACGCTTCGGACTGGCAGACGAAACTGCACGCCTGGCTCTCCACCGCAGCCGCCATCGTGGGCGTCATCGGCGGCATGATCATCTACCTCCAAAGCAACCTCGGACCCAAACCCGTCCAGCCGGTTCAGGTGGTCGCCCCGGCGGACTCGCCGGAAGTGAAGGCGTTGAAGGACAGGATTGACGCTCTGGAGAAAGGAAAGAAGCCGTGACTCTCAAAGAGTACATCAAGGTCTTGAAGAGGAGCGAGAAGGAGTTCGGCGATGCCGAGTTGTACGACAAGGTGGATGGCAAGGAAGTCGTGTCGCTGGAAATCGTCGTCCCGGTTGTGTCGATGAAAAAGACCGTGGCGATTATCCTCAACACCAATGCAGGTGAATGATGACGAGCCTGCTGTTGTTCCTGGCCATGGGGCAAGACCCCGATCTCGACGCCATCAAACGCGACCTCGCCGCCGCCAAAGCCAACCTCGCGGCCCTCGAAGCGAAACAGAAGGAAGAAGCCGCCAAGCCGGTTCCCAAAAGCGACGTTAACGTCGCATCTCCCGGCGTCACGCTACAAGTCGAACGCGACCCAACCACCGGCTTCATCACCGGGGCGACCATCCTCGGCGTCGGCGGCGCGTCGGTCGCGGGAGCCTGGCTGATGCTCAGGCGGAAGACGACGAAACCAGACGGCACCACAACGGAGGAGACTATCGTGGCGAAGTTCAAGCAGATCACCCTGGCGAACGGCCAGAAAGTAACGCTCGTGCCGCGCGAGCAGTTGCGGCTGAAGGGTCCGGTAAAGACACTCGTAATCCCAAAACACTTGCCGGGGTTGATGGCGGCGATCCCGTCGGCCCCGGCGACGTTCGACGGCTCGAAGGGGCGGTCAATCAAGTACCCGATCCTGGGTAACGACCAGGAGGGCGACTGCTACCTGGCGGACGCCCTGCACTGCGTCCAGACGTGGACCGGCAACAACGGCCCGGCGGCTCAGTTCGACGTGCGGGCGGTCCTCGCCCTCTACGAGCAGATGAGCGGGGGAGACAACGGCCTGAACGACTCTGACGTGTTCCCGCCGTGGATTTCAAAGGGGTTCTTCGGCCACAAGATTCTCGACTACATGACCATCGTTCCCACGGACGACAACGCGATCCGCCTGGGCCTGTGGCTCTTCTGCGGCGGCTCGTGGACCTGCTCGCTCCTGTCCGGCTGGCTGAACGCCACAGCACCGGGAACGGTTTGGGACGAGACGATGGGACGGCCCAACCCCAACGCCGGCCACGCAATGCACCTGAGCGGTTACGATCCGACGTACTACTTCGACGAGACATGGGCCATCGACCCCTGTATCCGGCTCACTCCTGGCGGTCTGAAAGCGGCCGATCCTGAAGTCACCGTGCAGTTTAGCCTGGAGATGTTCAACGCGGCCGGCTACGCTCCGAACGGCCTGCACTACACCGTCCTCGCCCCGCTGTGGACAACGCTCGGCGGGAAGGCGTTGCCCCCCTCGCCGTTCCCGGCCCCGACGCCTCCGACACCCGGCCTGTTCGTGCCGCCCTACTTCATCGTGGGGGCCGGCGTGGTGGCTGGCCCGTTCGCCGAACAGGGCGCGGCCCTCTTCGCGGCTCAGAGTGCGGCCAACCGAACGCACGGCCCGGTGACGATCATCGACAGCGTAGACGCGACCGTGCAGGTGGTCAGTCCCGGCGGCGGCGGCGGGACGCAGATCACCGTGCCGACGGCCGGCGTCTACCAACTCATCAGCCCGGCGACGGCCGCGATCCTCAAGGCGTCGGGGGAGAGCATCGACCGACTCGTTGAAGCCGGGGATGCGGCGCGCAAGGTCTGGAATCACTGAAGACCCGTTCGCCCGTTCCGACCCCGCAACATCAGGAGAACGCAAATGTGCATGTTCCACGACAAAGCAGCGGTCATTGCCGAGGCGATGGCGACCGATCACAAACTGGACGCCGTGCAGGTGAAGGCCAGCCCCTTCATTGACTTCCTCGTCGGCCTCTTGAAGCAGTTCCTTCCGATGCTGCTGACGTGCCTTCCGGTCGCCGGGAAGAACCCGGCTACTCAGGCGGACATCGCCACGGCCGCGATGAAGAACCTGAACGTCTTCCAGCGCTGGCATCTCAAACGTGTCCTTCGTCATGCCATCGGGGACTCGGAGATGGAGGGACTGTTGCTCGGCCCGCTCACGACGGAGATCATCAAGGTCGGGGCCAATGCGACCCCGCCCGACGTGTTGCAAGCGATCAATGACCTCGGAGTGTAAAGGAGAATCCCATGCGGAAGATCGGAATCATCCTGTCCATCCTGGCTCTCGGTGTGTGCGTCTTGCCGAGCCGCTGCGAGACGGCTGAGCCGACCCTCGACGAGCAGATCGCCACGGTTCGGAAACAGATCAGCGACCTACAGGTCCGCCTCGACGCACTGATCGCGGCCCGCGCCCTGCGCGACAAGGCCGTCGATCCTCCCGTTGTCACCACGGCGGTCAAGCCGGTGGCTCCCACCGTGGTTCAGGTCGCGGTGCCGGATGGCTGGAAACTCGTTCCCGACTACCAGCCTCCGGTGACGTACAGCGTGCCGAACTACACCTATGCCTCGTCGCCGGTCTACTACACGTCGCAGGCCGGCTCCTGCGGCTCGTCCGGCTTTGGAGCCGATCCGAACTCTGGTGCGTGCAGTTCGTCGGGCAGCGACAGCGGAGCGAGCGCAGGGGGCCGTTGCGGGCCGATCCGCCGGCTGCTCGGCCGCTGCAAGTGATCCCGCCGCCGTTTCCCCGGGGAGGGCGGGGAGCGGCGGTCCCTTCTTGCAATGCCCGCGATACAAGCGTAGACTGAGATCGTCTCGGTGAGATGGGATGGCTGGCCCCGCTGACTTGGAGAGGTCAGCGGGGCCTTTTTCGTTCGGGGTGAGCCGTGGCCAACGAAATAACGCTAAACGCCGCCCTGTCCATCTTCAAGCCGTCCATCATGGGCAGCGCGATCGGCCGCTCGGTCGCGGGCGCTCTGCAAACGATGAACGGCAACTTCACCATCGAAAGCACAATTCTCGTCGGCATCACTCCCACGGCAATCCCGCTCGGCCAGGTGACCCAGCCGCACGCATCCTGGTTCCACAACTGCGACGGGGCGAACTACGTCACGCTGTTCAATGGCGTGAGCGGGGCCGTGCTGTGCCGGTTACTGCCGGGCGAGGCTTACCCGCTACCGCTCGATCCGACCTGCGTTCCATACGCGCAGGCGAACACGGCGGCGGTCTTGCTGGAGTACCTCATCGCCCAACTGTAGGAGAAAAAGCGATGCCTGAAGTGGTAATCATGATGGCGGTTCTCGCCTTCCTCTCCGTGGCTCTCCTCGTCGCGTGGCGGCTGGAAGTGGCGGAAAAGCGCTACTGGAAGAGGGAGTGCGAGCGCTACCGGGAGATGCTTGGCCTGGAACAGAAAGACGACGAAGGGGGCGGGCCGTGGTGAATCTTGTGGACAGGGGCAGGGAGGCGGGGTAGAAAAGTGAACGCCGCTGAGTGGGATCAGCGGCGTTCGGTTGAACGCTTGCCAGAGCGAACAACGGCTCAGTAATCTTACGGGCTGTTTCACTTCTTGCAAAGCAATCTTCCCACAAACCGACAAGGGCCAATGCGTTCGGCCAACCTGTTTCTCCGTGGGCTGAGGACGGCTGCGAGCGTCCAACGGAGGTAGGCTGCAAGCGCCGCCGTCGAGTACGGTTAAGCTGACCTGTTCTACCAGGATGATCCGCCGGGCGAAAGCGTCGAGGGGGGAGAGCATCATGGGCCGGCACTGGCTCCCAGAGAAAGACGCGAGTAGCGGAAGGAAAGCGAAGCTGACAGGGGATGCGAACGCTGCACTTCACCGAATACAGGTGAAGTGCGCTCAGCCTCTTGGGTCTGCGATTGGAGGAGAGGATGAAGTTTGTAGCGCGTCTGACGGAGCTTGGGTGCGCGAGTTACAAGGACTACTTGAAGTCGGAACATTGGAAGGACTTCAAGAAACGCTATCAGGAGAGTGGCCGGAAGATGCGGTGTGCGGTGTGTGAGGGAGGGCCGATTCAACTGCATCACCACACCTATGACAACCTCGGCAAAGAAGAGTTGAGCGATGTAACGCCGCTCTGTGGACCGCACCATGAGGAAGTTCATGCGTTGCTGAAGCGGGACAACAAGTTCGTCCGAGAAACGCAGTGGGCCATCAGTGTCCTCAAGGGGAACGTGAGTCAGCCGCAGCGTCGGAAGAAGAAGCGAAAGGGGAAGCGGTCAAGCCCGGAGCGAGAGGCTAAACTTGCTGAGAAGCGAAAGAAGCGAGCAGTTGAGGAAGCCCTTGCAGCCGAGAGGAAGAAGCAACACAAGGAAGAAACGAAGCGGCGGCGAGCAGAGTTCGAGGCGTTGCACGGCCATCCTCGCCGTGCAACGAAACATCAACGCCGACTTGAGCAGCGTCAGAAAGTTGAGCAACAAAGGCAAGCCGCAAAGGATCGGTGGGATAATCCAGTGTTTGAAATGCAGGCAATTGCTCGCGGGTTGAGGAGGCCAAAGTCATGAGCGAAGACAAGGAACACACTCTTCTGCCGGGCCAGATGTACCGCTTCCGGGGGATCAAGGGTCCGGTGGTGAACGGCAAGCAGCGGTGGAAGTATCCGCCGGGGAACTACGTCTTCGTGGGACTGGCGACGAGTGACCGGACGCGGCAACCGCTGGTGTTCTACACCGGGGTAGGGGGCTGGGACGACGGGAACAACCATGTGGCGTGTCTGTCGGACTGGCTGCGGGACTTCGAGTTGATCTTGCCCGAGCCGGTTCCCGAGAAGGTGGCGGGTGGAGTCTCTCAGGGTTCCGGCGTGTAAGGAGTCCTCCGATGAGCGAATGGGAAGAAGCGAGAAAGCTCAAGGTGCGGGTAGACGCCTTGATGCACCCGAAGGCGGCGACCGTGCCGCAGTGGGTGGTGAACGCGATCAACGCGGAGTTCGGGGACTACACGGCGGAAGAGATTTTGGCGATCTGGAAGCAAGGGAAGGAGTGAACTTCCTTGTGTAACTTGAAAGCCGCTCGTATGATTGCTGGCAGAAGCGAAAAGACAGGAAAGCGAAGGTGCCAGCAGAAACACCGCCGACCCCGGCCCCGACGATAAGCGAGCAGTACGACATCGAGAGCGGCCACGCGGACCTCCCAGCCCCCGAAGTGGCCGCTCCTTCCCCTCCCGAAGTCACTCCCGCCAGAGTGTTGCCGCCGCGTGCCACGGACGGCACTTTCACCAAGCCAACCCACCCACGGCAGTTGTTCGACCTGGCAACCGATCTCGGCATTCCCTCGGAGGACATCCGAGAGATGCCGACCGAGGCGTTGCAGGCCGTCGTCAACTCCGTCGCGCGGCAGGCACAGCGGCTCGAACGCGAGGCGCAGGCCCGCCAGCAAACCCTTCTCTCCAGCATCGACCGGAACATCACCACGCAAGCCCCGGCGCCCGCCCCCGAACCGGAACCCCTCTCCGGTCTGGACATGAGTCAGTACGATCCGGGGATCGCGGAGGCGTTGTCGCTGGTCCGTCAGCAGGCGAAGGAACTGAAGGCACTCAAGGCCGAGATGCAGCAACTCAAGGGCAACGAAGTTCGCCGCGAGAACGAGCGGCTGAGCGACATCGCCGACAGGCACTTCGCGGACTACAAGACCTTTCTCGGCGAGGGGCGCGGCCACGAACTGGCGTCCGACTCCGCGGAACTCACCCGCCGCCGGGCGATCCTGGCAATGGCCGAAATGGACCAGTCGCGCACGTCCTTCGAGAACAAACTGAAGAAGGCGCTCGTCACGATGTACGGCGAGGCCGGCAAGACGCCCGCCCCAACTCCACCGCCCGCAACCCCGGCTCCCACCACTCCGACGCAAGAAGCCTGGCTCAAGGGCGGCGTGGCCAAGCCGACGCACCGGGAAGCGGCTCCCGAACCTCCCGGAGTGCGTAAGGCCGAGAAGAGCGTGGCGGCGATCCTGGCGGAAGCCGGGCGCAACGGCGCGGAACAAAGCGGATCGGCGACCGAGGAAGACTTCCTGTAACCGGCCTGAAAGCGAAACCACAAGGACACAGCGATGGCGACTCCGAATGTCTTGACCGCCGTTCAGGTCGGCGACCTCGTACAGACCACCCTCCGCGACCTCGGCAAGCCGAAGTTCACGGAAATCGCAACCAACCTTCAGCGGCACACCGCCATGCGGAACCTGCTGAAGAAGAACCGGGTGCAGCTGGAATCCGGCTACGGCGTCCAGTGGGACGTGATGGTCGGCCAGTCCGGGGCAGCCGCCAACGTCGGCCTCGGCGCCACGGACAACGTGAACGACGTGGACGTGATGACGCAGGCGACGGCCGACTGGCGGAACACGTCCACGAACTACTCGATCATCGGCCAGGTGATGAGTATGAACCGCGAGCCGTCGCGGATCGTGGACTTCGTGAAGGTGAAGCGGATCGCCGCGATGATCTCGCTCGCGGAACTCATGGAAGGCAACTTCTGGGGTCCGCCGGTCGCCATCACGGACAACCTGACTCCGTGGGGCGTGAACACCTGGATCGTGAAGAACGCCACGCAGGGGTTCAACGGCGGCGCGCCGTCGGGCTACACGACCATCGGCCTCAACCCGACGACGTACCCGAACTGGAACAACTGGACGGACCAGTACACCGCGGTAAGCCAGGATGACCTGATTCGGAAGTGGAGGAAGGCGGCGACGTTCACCGACTTCCAGCCGCCGGTGGACGGCATCCCGACGTTCGACACCGGCGAGGACTACGGGTTCTACACGAACTACGGCGTCCTGGGTCCGCTCGAAGAGGCGTTGATGGGCCAGAACGACAACCTCGGCAACGACATCGCCTCGCAGGACGGCAAGGTCCACTTCAGGCGCGTGCCGGTGATGTGGGTGCCGAAGCTCGAAGCGGACACCACGAACCCGGTCTACGGCATCCAGTGGGGCGTGTTCAAGACGTACATCCTCAAGGACTGGTGGCTGCGCGAGACGCACGTTCCGGTCTACCCGATGCAGCACACGATCTCGGCGCATTTCTTGGACAGCACTTACAACTGGATTGTCAAGAACCGCCGTGTGCATTTCGTGATCGCCACCGGCACGACTACGCCCTCCTAATCCACAGAGAGAACCACGATGGCAAGTATCGAAGAACTGAACGCACCGCCGGACACGAAGAAGGACACGCGATCCTCGCTGATGAAGGCGAAGAGCAAGTCCCTCGCCGGCCAGAAGGTGAATGCCTGCCCTTACGGGTGCAAGGTCGGCGACCTCGACGAACACGGCTACTGCAAGCATCTGGTCGGGTTCACCGAGGACAAGAAGACCTACGAGCCGATGGTACGGCGAGGGGGCCGGCGGATCGTGCAGGTTCCCATGAAGCCGTCGGGCGAGATGGAACAGGTCGAGAACGACGACGGGACGTACTCCGAGAAGCCGATCATGGTCCCGGACTATCCGCGGTGCGAGCGCGGCGACGTGTTCGTGCAGATCACCACCAGTTTCCGGGTGTACCGGGACGTGCAGTTGAAGAAGGCCGCGAGTTGAGGAGCCTCCAGTGCAGACCATCGACTACAAAAATAACCTCGTGGCCAACACTTTCCGCGGTCCCTCCGACGCGCTGTGGGCCGACGCTCCGGTACTCGACATCCTGGAGAACCCCGGCAAGGGGATGTACTTCTTCGACGACTTCATTGTCGCCGGGAACGCGGCCACGGCCAACGCCATCGGGAACTTCGGGCATTGGGCGTCGTGGGTCGACACCAACGGCGTCCTCGGCACCGACCCCCAGCAGGAAGGCGGGGTGATCCTGTTGAGCGACGGCGGCAACACGACGGTCAACTTGACGCTCGGCTCGACGGCCGGCGCGTTCCGTCTGGTGTCGCCGGCCTCTCTGTTCCCGCTCAACCCGTCGCTGTGGTTCGAGTGCCGCGTGGCGGTCGGCTCGATCACGACAGCGAAGCGGGACGTGTTCATCGGCCTGTCCGACAACACGAACCAGACGACGGCGAGCGCGATCAAGGTCATCGCCACGACGACGAACACGCTGGCGACGATCAACAACATCTTCGGGTTCCACTTCCGCAGCACGACGAACCCGACCGATGTAGGGCTGGCGTTCAACGTCGCCGGCGGAACCGTCCAGTACCCGACGGCGCTTCAGACTCTTTCGCTCTCGGGGGCGGCGGCGACGTTCGGAGGAACGGGAGCGGCGTTGACGGCCTTCACCGCCGGCGCCACGGGTCTGCCGGCGACGGGCTTCATCAAGCTCGGCTTCCGGTACAACCCGTTCGCGGTGCCGATGGCGATTGTGACCGCCTCGTCGGGCCAGACGGTCGGCGTGGTGGCGAAGGCGCTGATCCAGGTATTCGTGAACGGCCTGCCGATGGTGCCGTTCCTGACTTCGGCGAACCTTCAGGCGGCGACGTTCCCGACCGGGTACATGTCGCCGGTCATCTCGTACACGTCTCGTTCCGGCACGTCGGCGGGCGGTCTGTACGTCGATTGGATTCGTTGCTGTCAGGGCGCACAACTGTAGGAGTGAGTATGATTCGGAACGTCGTGGTTTTCCTCGTCGGCATCTTGGTCTTGATCGTGGTCTTGTGGGGATTCCACGAGGTCATTCCGTTCCTCGGGCTGCCGGTCGAGATCGCCCATGTTGCGACGGTCATCATCGGGATCATCGGTTTGCTCTGCCTCTGCTACCTGGCGTACCGCGTCTTCATGGGCAGTCCTCCCGGCCCCAACGAACCCTTCATCTGAGGTGAGTCATGCCGGCCAAGAGCGAGGCGCAACGCAAATGGGTCTACGGCGTCAAGGGCGCGGAGTGGGCCAAGAAACACCACTACGACAATCCTGGGAAGCTCCCCAAGCGAGTCGCCAAGAAGAAGACCCCCAAGAAGTCCATCAAGAAGAGGAGGAAAAGATGAAGGGTCACACAGGCAAGATCAGGCACGCGGACCATGTGAACCACCTGCGTTCGCACGGCGGCAAGGACAAGATGGCGTCGAAGGAGCATCACGCGGCCAACGCCGCACACGGCATGGACGAAGGGTTCTCGCCCGGCGAGGGCTACGAACACGGCGGCAAGGAGACGGGCGGCGCGCCGAGCATGGAATCGAACTGCTGCTCGGAAGACTAAATCTGTCCGTCTTCACGGCAGTGGCAGATTTTGCATAACGGGATGACATCGAGATGGTGAACTGGCTCGTAACCCTTGTGATGGTGGTAGCCTTGAGCGGGCTGGCCGCACTGCTGGCATGGAAGTGTGCGGGCGCTCGGGATGCGTTTCGCCTTGCGTTCACGTTTCACGGCTTCACGAGCGGCCATTTTCAGAGGGTTCCGTGCGGCGTACTTCGCTCGCTTGCGACGGTTGTAGTCTTGCACGTCGGGACGGCGAGCGCGAGCCTCGCCCTTCTCGCTGTGACGGTAGGCTTTGTTGGCTTTCCGGCAACAATCCTTGCACCACGGACACAAGCCGTCTTTGGACTGGGTTCGCTTCGTGAAGTTGTCGATGCTTTTCGTTGCGAAGCACTGCGGACATCGCTTTTGCCGTACAACAACGGTAGCCATGACGTGACCTTTCGGAAGAAGGTTGCGTTGGGTCAGAGCTTCGTGGAGTGCTTCACGCTCCGCGAGGCTCATCTTGTTGTAGAGGGATGAAACATCGAATCAACCCTCGCAGTCACCTTGAACGAACTACAGGCTCGCGTCGGCTCATTCTGGGGCTGGGGAAGGGGAGCGGTCTACGGCGATCCCGCTTATAACTCGACGCAGCAGTTTGAACTTGACGGGTGTGTGGCGTCCGGCATCCGCCAGGTGATCCACCCGCCGCCCATCGAAGGCACGTCGCAACCCTACGATTGGAGTTGGCTCAAGCCGACAGCAACGCTGGGCTTGCAGCAGGGCGTCTCGGCGATCCCGCTCCCGGACGACTTCGGGGGCTTCGAGGGAGAGATCACGCTTGTCACGACGGCGGGCCTGATGTGGGGTCCGATCCGCCTGTACAACGAAGGGGAAGTGCGGGTGAGGTACAGTCTGACGCCGGCGACAACGGGCCGTCCCCTGATGGCAGCGATCCAGCCCTTGAAAGGCACGACGCCGACTCAGGGGCAGCGGTTCCAGTTGATCGTGTTCCCGCTGCCGGACACGAACTACACGATGCAGTTCCAGTATTACCTGCTGCCGGACTACCTGACCGGCGCGACGCCATACCCGCTCGGCGGGGCGGGCCTAGCGGAACTGTACATCGAGAGTTGCCTGGCCATTGCCGAGAGCCGGCTGGACGACATGGCAGGGGTTCACGCGGCCGCGTTCCAGCAAAGGTTGATGGCGAGCATCGGCCTCGACCGCCGGAACAAGCCTCAGACTCTCGGATATAACCGCGACCGCTCGGACGGGCCGAACTACCGCAATCCATTCAACCACTACCAGGATCGCATCCTGTACAACGGTCAGCAGTATTGAGGGGTGAATCATGGCAGTGACGCGAGACGACATTCAAGACCCTTCCGGCCAGCGGTCCAAGATTCCCGGCCGTGGCTTCACGCGAGGCTACGGCATCGGCACGGCCTACCAGGACACCACCAAGACCATCGGCGGGATCGCGGGCAACCCGATCAACGGCGAGGTCGGCTGGGCGCCGGGCGCTCTCTTCATCAACGTGCAGACCGCCATCGTCGGTAGCATGTTGTGGGAGAACTTGGGGTCGCAGACGAACGCCAGTTGGCGCAACCTGGATACCGGAGTCGGCGGTGTCGCCAATGGCTACAAGATCGCCCGCGGCGTCTCGTCTGTCACCGGGACGCTAACCGTGGTGACCGGGCTTACCACGGTGGTAGCGGTCACGGCAACGCCGCAGACCGATCCGGACGGCGTGACGCTGGCGATGGTGTCTGCCACGATTGGGGATCAGGCGGGAACGCCGGCCGCGGGCAGCGTGATCCTGAAGACGTGGAAGGTGACAGCGACCGGAGACGCCACGCTGATCGCGGCGACGGCGGCGAAGTCTGTGAATTGGGTTGCGATTGGGACGTGAAGCTCAGGCTACGGGTGTCCTGGGTCGCCGCTCGCCTGGGAGTCGGCGGGGTTAATTTCGCTTTCCCCGCGAGACTCCGGGCGGCGGCTTTTTTCATGGGGGTGCAGTTGTGGACACCGTTCTGATCGACACGCTCTCGACGCCGATGCAGATCACCAACGGGGCCAACGTCACCACAACGACGGTCACGGAGCCGGTGCCGACGCTGACCAGTCCTGTCGCCCGCCTGCAAAGCGGCGTGGTGGGCATGGGCCACGGAGGAGCGGCCTCGGTGTCGGGCGTCAAGCTCGTGTTCTTCGGGGTAGGCTCCGACTCCAGCACGTTCTCGGCCTACGTCTACGGCTGGGAAATCAGCAAGTCGTTCGCCGGGAATAAAGACTTGTGGGTGCCGACGCTGCTGGCGACGTTCACCGGGATCACGCTGGACACGGCCATTCCGGGGGTGAACGCGACGGACATCCCGGCGAACAACTTCTTCGCCTCGGCGATCACGCTGGGGGTGGGCAACTCAGGGATCAGCGTCGAAGTGGTGTCTCCCGGCCACGCGGCGCATGAGATTGCCCACGCGGTCATCTCGACGAAGGGGCCGCGGTTCATTGAAGTGCTGTTCGGCACCGGCTCCTCGGCCACGTCCTGCAACTGTCTCATCAAGAGGCTTTGATGATTTATCCAGAAGCCACGGCCCCGCTCGCCGGCACGAATCCGCTCTTCGGCCTGGGTCCAGGGCTGGGTGCATCGGGCGGCACGGCGAATAAGGCTCCCCCACACGTTCCGGGAGTCAACCTCATCTGGTCGAACGGCAACCTCTTCCTCTCCTCCGACACGAACACAATCATCACCGGGTAGACCGATGGCCAACGAACAAATCATCCAACTCGGCAACAACACCATCGGCGCGACGGACGTGTTGCCGTTCGACCGGGCCTCGGACTCCGCGACGTTCAACTGCACGCCGGCCCAACTCGTCACCCCCGGCAACTTCACCGGCACGCTGACCGTGCCAAAGGGCGGGACCGGGCAAACCACGCTCGCGGCCCACGCAGTCCTGCTCGGCGAGGGCGCGTCGGCGATCTCTTCGGCCAGCATCGGGACCGGGGGCCGCGCCCTGATCGACCAGGGAGCCGGGGCCGATCCCGCGTTCCAGGCGATCTCGGGCGACATCACCCTGGCCGCGACGGGTGCGGCCACGCTCGCCACGGTCGGCTCGGCGGGGACGTTCGGCCAGGTCACGGTGAACGCGAAGGGGCTTACCACGTCCGGCACGGTAATCACGGACATCGCGCATGGCGGCTCGAACTCCTCGGTCGCGCTGAACAACGGCTGCGTGATGGTGTCAGTCGGCGGGAAGATCGTCGAACTCGCCGCGCCGTCAGCGGACACGCTCTCCCTTGTCGGCACAGACTCGACCGGCTCGGCCGTGGGCAACGTGCATCTGGTGGCAGGGTCGAACATCACGATCACGCGGTCGAGCAGTTCGATCACGTTCGCGGCTTCGGGCGGCGGGACTCCGGGCGGGAGCAACACGCAGGTCCAGTTCAACGACTCAGGCTCGTTCGGCGGGTCGGCGTCGTTCACGTTCGTGAAGGCGACGAGCAACCTGAGCATCGCGGGGTTCTTCGCCTCGTCGCAGATCACCGAGTCGCTGAACAACATCGACATTGTGACCGGCTCCATCGGCTCGGCGTACAAGGCCGCTTACGAAAACCTCGGCACGGCAACCAGTCTCGGTTTCTACAACAACAGCGTTCGCGTTGTCAGCTTGACCTACCTCGGCCCGGTGATCGGCAACACGGTCCAGTTGCTTTTCTCCTCCACAGCTGCGGCGGGAACAACAGGGGATGCCGGGTTCGCTCGCCTCGGCGTGAACTCCTTGATCTGCACGGACGGAGCAAGCGGTTATTCCAAACTCGCCGCTTCAGGCATCACCATCAACGTCGCCGGTCAGACGCTCGGCATCAAGGAAGGCTCGAACGCTTGCATGGGAACGGGAACCCTCTCCTCCGGTTCCGCGACGATCAGCACAACAGCCGTGGCCGCGAACTCCCGCATCTTCCTGACCGACACCGGTACCAGCATCGTCAACCTCGGCGCGTTGACCGTCAGTGCGATCTCGGCAGGTACTTCCTTCACGGTGAAGAGCAGCAACGTCGCGGACACGTCTACGTTCAATTGGGTGATCTTCAATCCGCTATAATGCCGGTGTGATCTCAGACACCCGAACTCAGGAGCGGAAATGCGAATCTCTGTGAAGCCCGTCGCCACGGCCAGTTGGGTGACGATGAACATGGTCCCGCAAGGCTCGGTGGTGATCTTCGACAACGACCCGGCCGTGTTCTATCTCACCGGCGTTCAGGTCGATCCCTCCGACACCGGCAGCAACTTCAACGTGACTCGGCTGGCAGACGGAGCGATCTATCAGGTGTCCCCCCTCCGCAACGTACAGGCGTTCGATTGATGCCAGCCGACGAACAACTCCTGAACATGCCCTTTCCCACAAAGGGCATTAACGTCGCGGTCGAGTACGAACGCCAGCCGGACCAAACCACCGTCGCCGGCCAGAACGTGCGGACCTACGAACAGTTGACCCAACGCGCTCGCGGGGGCAATCGCAGCGGGCTACTCAAGTATGTCCCGGTTCAGGCCGGCGGCGACTTCCTGATCCAGCATCTCAACTACGTCGTCCTCACTTCCGGGATCGCACTCCTCACCAGCAGCGAAGAGACGGAATCCGCCTCGGGTACGCTCTTCATCCCGGACCCCAGCACGAACAACATCAACTTCGGCACACCGCCGCAGGGAGGGTTCCCCGGCACAACCCCGGTCGGCGGACCGGGAGGACCTGGCATCGGCCCGGATGGACTACCGGCCGACGGCATCGGCTTCCGCAATCCGGGGCGAGAGATCAGGGACGGCGGCTCGGGCATCCCGAACAACCGGCACGCCTTCACGCCTCGGCGCGCACCCCTCCCTCCTCCACCGCCGCCAGTCATGGGCATCCGCTTCGTGCAGCAAGCAAACGACGTAGCGAACGTGCTGACGACGGGAGGGGAGCCGACAAACATGTTCGGCACGCTGGACTACCCTTCGACGGTCCGAGCGGGTGACCTTCTCCTCGTCGCTGTCTACGACTTCTCTCAGGTGAACGTGCTGTCCTACTCGGCTCCGGTGACCGTGACAGACTCGCTCGGGAACGGCTACATTCAGATCGGTGATACTGCGGCGTGGCCGAGCGTCATGGACAACCTGGACGCGGCCGAACTGTCGCTCTTCTACGCCTTCAGCCGCTCGGCCGGAACTTGCACCGTGCAGGCTCGACTGGCTGTCTCGCGCGAGTGCGTGAACCCGGCCGACGACGGCTTCTTCCCCGGCTTGCACATGACGATAGCCGAGTATGCGGGAGTTGTGCCGACGCTGCCTCTCGACGGGGTCAGCATCAACAGCGGGCGAGGGGCGTCGAATCCGTTGGTGACCGGGACGGTGGGAAGTATCGGCGGACCTTATACCGTCATCGGCGTGTTCTCCACGCTCGGCAGCGTGTCTCCAGGGTCAGGCTTCAACAATCGCACGCCATCGGCGAACGTGTTGATCGAAGACAGGATCGGCGTCTCATCGCCGCTCGCCCCGACTGCGAACGGGGCCGACCCGGACAACTTCACGGGGATCGGTGTAGCCTTCAAGCCCCTCTGAGGCACGTCATGCCACGCAAACCCATCCTCGCGCAAGAAGAGTTGATCGACCTCCACTTCCCGAAAGCGGGCGTGGACGTGTCCGCTCCCTTCGGCCAGCAACCGAACCGCCCTGTAGCCGGCGGGGAGTACGCGAGGACAACAGCCCTCGGCGTGAACGTGCGGGGCTATGACCCGGCGGCGAACCGCGCGCGGGGCGGCGCAAGGCCCGGCCTCGTGAAGTACGTCAACTTCCAGCCGGGCGGCGTAACATGGATTACCCAACTGCTCGACATCCTCGTCTCCGACCGGGGAACCTCCATGCAACTCAGCCAGTCCGGGCGGATCATCAACATCGTCGCCATCTCTCAGGGGAACGTGTACACCACGACTCCCGGCGGAACCTTCTGGACCCCAGCCGCGAACAACACCGGCGAGACTCCCCCGCTCAACATCTCCGGGGTGATCTTCAGCGCTGCCAACATTCAAAAGCTCTGGTTCGCGGACGGCATCAACTACGCCTACTTCGACCCGGCGCCGAACGCGGTGCTTCCCTGGATCGCGTCTGCCGGGGTTCTCCCGGTAGACTCGGCGAACAACACCCCGCGGTTGATTCAGACATGGCGAGGTCGAACCGTGCTGTCCGGTTTGATCCTCGACCCGCAGAACTGGTTCATGTCGGCGGTGGGCGACCCCACCAACTTCGATTACTCACCCCTGTCGATCAGCCCGACAATGGCCGTCGCGGGCAACAACTCGCCGCTCGGCCTGATCGGTTCGGCGATCACGACGATCATCCCGTACACGGACGATGTTCTCGTGTTCGGAGCCGATCATCAGATTTGGTTGATGCAGGGCGATCCGGCGGACGGCGGGCAACTGGCTCTCGTGTCCGACATCATCGGCATGGCGTGGGGCATTCCGTGGTGCAAAGACCCCTACGGCAACATCTTCTTCGTCAGCAACAAAATGGGCATCTACACGATGGTTCCCGGCCAGCAGCCGCAGCGCATCAGCCAGGCCATCGAGCAACTGCTTAAGGACATCGACACCGGGGCCAACTCGATCCGGGCGGTGTGGGATGATCGCGCTCAAGGCTGCCACTTCTACATCACGCTCTTGGCGAACCCGGCCTCGACGATCCACTTCTTCTACGAGCAGCGTTCGGGCGCGTGGTGGACGGACACGTTCGGCAACACGGACCTGAACCCCATCGCCACGGTGACGCTGGACGGCAACACGGCCGCGGATCGTGTTGTGCTGCTCGGCTCGTGGGACGGGTATGTCCGGGCGCTCTCCCCGGACGCACCGGACGACGACGGGACGCCGATTGCCTCGACGGTGACAATCGGGCCGCTCCTGACTCAGACACAAACAACGCTCCTCTTGAAAGATCTTCAGGCCATTCTTGGCGCGACGAGCGGGAGCGTAACGTTTTCTGTGCAGACAGGAGCAACTGCTGAAATCGCGCTCACGTCTGTTCCGGTCGTTCAGGGAGTGTGGGGGCCAGGCCGCAACCTGAATACGCACATTCGATGGGCCGGACACGCGTTGTACGTGACTTTAAGTGCTACCGTACCCTGGGCGTTCGAGCAGATTCGGTGTCGTTTCGCAGGAACGGGGAAAGTGCGTCAGCGCGGACGCTAGATGTGTTTCCAGGTTCGGCGATGCAAGATGTTCAAGATGGCTGTTCCAGTCATCGAATATTTTTTGCCGAGGCGAGCGGCACTCGTTCCGACCTCGGCACTCTGACGCCGAATTTCTCGAACCTGTTGCTCAGTCAGTTTTGATCTTTTGTGTCCTTCACCTCGGCAAGATGTTCCATGACACACTCGATCGGCTTGGTTGGATTTCTTGGTGTCCCAGCGAAGATTGCTCGCCGCGTTATTCCAAGTATTCCCGTCGTTGTGACAGCATTCCAGTCCGGGCGGGCAAGGGCCGACGAACGCCTCAAGGACGAGATGGTGAAGCCATCGTCGCTTGCGTCCAGGACAGAGGATGACACGAATGTAACCGTCCGGCTCGTTCGCCGGGAACAGTTGCGTCCATTCATCAGTTAAGACGGACTGCAATCCAGCCTTCCCAGCAATTCCCATTCGCTGCCAACGGCTCCAAAATGAACCGTCCGAACCGACGCGATAGGCAGGGAAACCTTCGACGAGACGGTATTCGGTGGTAGAATGTCCGACAGACATGAATCGCTCCTGGAAAGCGGTTTGTGTTGAACGGCTGCGGGGGCCAACCCGCACGCCGTTCTCATTCTAGGGAGGTTCGACGTGGACAACCCGTATCAAATCTCAGGGCAGATTCCTTTCGATGCTGGGTCTGGTGCATTGGGAAGCGCGTTGGGTGGCGGTGTAGGAGCGGCTTATACTTCGGCTTACAATGCTGCACTGAGCCAGAACCAAGCCCAATACGGTAACATTTTGCAAGGCTACCAGCAGACCGCCGGCAACCAGTTCAACACACAGCAGGGCATCCAGGGAGGCTACGGCTCACTCCAGAACGGGATCACCACGAATCTCGGCACGCAACTCAACAACGCCGGGGCGTCGCAGGCGCAGGGCCAGAACAACATCCAGCAGGGCTACGGCCAACTCGCGGGTAACGTGCAGGGGACGATCCAGGGCATCACCGCCTCCCAGCAACAGGCGATCAACGACGCCTACACGCAGCAGTCGGGCAGTGCCTCTCAGAGCCTCATCAACCGGGGCCTCGGCAACACGACGATTCAGGGGACGATGCAACGCGGCCTCCAACTCGACCAGCAGAAGGCGTCTATCGCTCTCGCCAACCAACAGGCTCAACTCTCCGCGGGGTATCAGTCGCAACTCGGACTGGCGGGCCTCGGCTACGCGGGTCAGTCGGTGCAGGCCAACACGCAGCAGTCGAACCTGTCGGCCGAGCAGCAAGCGGCCTACGGGTCGCAACTCGGTCTGGCCGGGCTGGGGTATCAGAACCAGGCCAACATGCAGAACACGCAGCAGGCCAACAACCAACTCGGCTTCATGAACAGCGTCCAGATGCAGTACCCCAACGCGCAGGCTTACGGGCAACTGCTCTACAACCAGGGCGCGCTCGGTCTCGCGCAGCAGGGGCAGCAAAACGCGATGGCGTTGGCGAACCGCGGGCTTGTTCAAGGATCGCCGGCTCCCCCCATCGGCGGGCGGGTGAACACGCAGAGCGGGCTTGCCCAGGGGGGCTATGGCCAGCCGAACTACGGCGGGGGTCAGCAGTCGATGGGTGGCTACGGGATGCGCGTCCCGGCTGGGATGGGTGCAGGCGGTCAGCAGATGGGAGCCAACGGGTATCCCGGTCCCGGCAATCCGCAGCAGCAGGCAGGGAACTATCCCGGACCCGGCAATCCGCAACTCGGCGCGACGGGCTATCCCGACTCCTACGGTCCGACGCAGCAAGGGGCCAATCCACAGATGCAGGCGACGGGCTACCCGTCGCCTGGGTACGGCTACGATCAGTCGGGCAACTTCACCGGCGGCGGTACAGACATCATCACCAACGACTACCAGAGCGGCGGGGATTACTACGGTCCCGATCTGGCTCCCTCCTACGGCGACTATTGAAAGGACCGATCATGAAGTCTTTGCTCCCTCCCTGGCCACGCCAGATTCCCCGGCACTTCCGGCCCGTCGCCGAGATGCCGAACCGGGTCGAGCCGTACCGCCTGGCCGATCTGCTGGCACTTCAGCAGGCTCGCTCCCTTCGCCGCGAGCAGGAGTCGATGTCGGGCCTGACGCAGACCTACGCCGAGTCCTTCTTCACCGGCGTCAACTTCACGGCCTTCTCGACCTCCTCGGCGGAAGGCTCGCTCCTCGGCGGGAACCTTCAGCCGTCGATCCCGCCGTTCACGTTCGACCAGGGGGCAAGAGGCGCGGGCAAGTGCATCTCCTTCCTCGCGCGCGGCGTCTTCTCCAACACGTCAACGCCGACGCTCATCTTCCAGTGGCGGCTCGGCACGACCTCCGGTTCGTCCTTCCTCTCGGGCGCGTCGGTCGGCGTCTCGGCTGCGATCACGACCGGCTCGGGCGTGACGAATCAGTGGTGGGAATCCCGGCTCGATCTGATCTGCACGACGCCGGGCATCGGGGCCGGCAACTGCACCCTTCAGGCCAACGGCTACGTCATGTCGCCGGGCGGTTTCGCTTCGCCGTTCGTGTACGCCCTCCTGCCGACGACGCCGCCGACCGGGACGTGGACGGCGACGATTGACGACTCGGTCACACAGTTTCTCAATCTGTCGGCCGTGTGGTCAGCTTCCAGCGCGAGCAATACCATTACGTGCAAGAGTTTGAAGGGCTTCTGCGAAAACTAAACCCAGAGGTGTAGCTAATGGCGATGCCGCTTTCAAAGACGCCACCAAAACCCTGCGAGCAGTGTGGAAAACTGTTCGGCAGGAAGAAGTTCAAAGCAGGCTGGGAAACTCCAGATAGGTTTGCGGCTCGCCGGTTTTGCAGCACTACCTGTTCGGGCGAACGCAAGGCGGTGAAAAATCGCTCACGACAATTGGAGTGCGAACACACAGATCAGCCGCACCACGCCGAAGGCTTATGCAAGGCTTGTTGGCAAGAGAAGAAGCGGGTCTATCACGCGAACTGGACGAGAGAAAATGTTTCACCTGAAACGCTACGCCAGTACGCGAGGAAACATTCGCTGATGAAGTGGTACGGGATCACCCTCGCCGAATACGAAGAGATGTGGGCTAAACAAAAGGGCCGGTGTGCCAACAAGAACTGTCGTCGCAAGTGCGATCTTGTTGGGCTTGGCAAGAACCGGCTTTGTGTTGACCACGATCACAAGACGGGCCGTATTCGGGGCTTGGTCTGTCATGCGTGCAATGTCGCTCTTGGTCTCGCCAAAGACGATCCAGCAGTATTGCAGGGCTTGATCGATTACTTGGTGGAGAACTAATGCCTGAAGTCTTCGCCAACAACGCGGCCTCGACGCTCAACGCGGGGATCAACAACAGCGTGACATCGCTGGTTGTTGTCTCCGCGGCGGCGTTTCCCACCACCGGCAACTTCCGCATCCTCATCGACTCGGAACTCATGCTCGTGACCGGGGTGAGCGGTTCGACCTTCACCGTGACGCGCGCGGTCGAAGGCACGTCCGCTGCCTCGCACCTCGCAGCCGCCGCGGTGACTCAACTGCTCACGAACGGCTCGCTCCAACAGTTCCGGGCCGACACGATCATCGACGACACCTTCCCGAATCTTCCCGCTGCCGCGATCACCGGGCGGTTGTTCATCTCGACCGGGGGAACCTACGTCGCGGTAGACAGCGGCTCGGCGTGGAGTTACTTCGGCCCGGTCTATCCGGTGAAGCCGCCGACGCCTGGGGATTGGAGTTGGTTCAATCAGGGGGCCTCGACGCTGGACTCCACGAAGGGGTACATGCACGTCGCGGTTCCGGGCGGCTCGACGGCCAACCTCCGCGGCCAAACGAAGACGCTGCCCGCGGCCCCGTACACGCTGACGTTCGCAATCCAGGCGTTGAACCCGGTGGTGAACAACAGCACGGTCTTTGTGGGGGTGTACGATCCGATTGGCGGCAAGTTGGTCACGCTCGACCTGTTCGCCGACCAGACCGGGAACACGTCGCCGCAGGTCTATTTCCTGCTCAACAAGTGGACGACGGTAACGACCTACTCGGCGAGTTACAATTTCATCAGCGGCACAACGAAGCTCGCCACGCAGGGTGTGATGTGGGGTCAGCTGCTGTGGGTGCAGATCGCCGACGACGGCACGACGCGGCGGTGGAGGGTAGGCGTTGACGGCGTTCACTTCACCGAGGTAGCGAATCAGACGAACACGGATTTCGTCGCGCCAACGAACGTCGTCTTCGGCGGCAACCCGAACGCGAACGCTTCGTGGGAAACCCGCATCTCGCTTGTGTCGTACACGGAGTCGTGATGTGGCTTTCACCGGACAACTCGGCACGGCTCAGTCGCAACTCGGCAACATCGAGCTAGGGACCGTCGCGTCATCTCCCCCTCCCGTCCCGCAACCTGTCCTGACGTTCCGGCCCGTCATCTCCTTCGGCCCGCCAATTCGCGGCGTTCCCTGGCTCCTGTTTCAGCCTGTCCGTCTCGCGCAGAACCGGCCACTGCCCGGAGCAACCACGGTCGGGTCAGGTCAGTTCGCACCGCTGTTGAGGTACAGTCCCCCTATCCTCGGCGTGCCGTGGAGATGGATACTGCCTCGCCCGGTCCTGACCTCGCAGCAGTCCGTCGCTCCGGTTCCGGCGCCGCCCCGGTTCGCTCCGCTCGGACTGGTCGGGGGGCCGCTGCTCGGCGTGCCGTTCCTTGCTCCCTTCATGTTCGCTCAGACGCGGAACATGAACATCCCGGTCCCTCTCCCGGCTCCGGTCGGCTCGTCGTCCTACGTCCCCTCGCAGCAACCGGGCGTGCCGATCAGGGGCGTGCCGTGGAACCTCCCGGTCGGCCTGGCCGGTCGCACGCCTCCGGTCAGTCCTCCCCCACCGCCGGTTCCACCGCCTCCCCCGCCCCCGAACGTGGTTCCCGGCCGGCCAGTCTCGGCTAAGCCGCTGGTGATCCGCGATCCGGCGGCGGACGAGCGGACGCGGCGGCACATGGATCAAGTCGCGGAAATCTTCAACTCGCTCGTTCAATCCGGTATCCTTCAGAAGACGGCCATCGGCTCCTACGTCATCCGTGCCGGTGGGTACGTCAACAGCCGGCCTCCCGGCCCTCACGACGATCTGACCATCGGGGTTGTGCCGGGTGTTCAGTGGGTTGATACGACGGCCGGAACGGTGTGGTTCAACGTGCGGAACTCTGTCGGCTCCGCGATTTGGAAAGGTCCATTCTAATGCCTATCGTCTTCGAGCAACCGGACCCCGTAGGCAAGTTCCCCGAACTGGCTTCGGCCGGCGGCTACGTCAACCAGTACAACCAGGATCGCCAGTTCATGCTCCAAGCGGCCAGCATCGCCGCACAGAGCCAGAACGCGGCCCGCGCGTCGTCAGCGGCGACGAACGAGGGCAACGCGAACCGCTCCACGCAAGCGGCCGAGGCGAGCGCCCGGCTGCAACCGTCAGGCCGAGACATCTTCGCGGCCAACCAGCAGGCTCAGGCTCAGCAGGCTCAGGCATCCCAACAGCAGCAGTTGTTGCAGCAGCGGTCCGGCCAGCAGATGGAGGAGTTCACCTACGCCGACAATCTGAGGATGCAGCGTCTCCAGCAGCAACTCTCCGCGGTCGAGGGGGACGACACGCTCGAACCGGAGGAGAAGGCCGCGTACAAGTTGCAACTCCAGACGGGGATCGACCCGCTCAAGCAACGGCAGGAAGCCACCAAGCAACAGATGTATCAGCAGCAAATGGAACAGGCTCAGGAACAAGCGAAGGTCCACGCGGTGAACGCCAAGACGTTCCAAGACTTCGTTGCCGCGGGCAAGCCGCCCATTCAGAAGATTCCCGGTGGCGGGATGCTCGTCTATCAACCGGACGGGAAGGTGCAGTACCACAAGCCGGAACAGCAGGACGAAGGCGACCCGTTCGACGCGCTCGCAGGCGGGGGGGCTGACGCGGCCGGCGGTGCTTCCAAGTCTCGCGGGACAGCCACGCACGCAGACGACTACTGGAAGAACATCCACGAGATCACGAAGGCTCTCACCACGAAGACGGCCGAGGGCGGGGACAAGACGCCGACCAGTGAGGAAGTGCTGAAGCGTCACGAGGAACTGATGGCAGGACAGGAGAGGATGAAGGCGAAGGCCGAACTCGAACACGCGGCCCGTTACACCGTGGCGATGGAGTCGGCCTATCCGAGTCTGGACGCGGCCGCTCAGCAGGGCCAGATCACGCCGACGCAGGCCGCGAAGTACCGCCAGTACAAGACCATGCTCAACTCGGCCAAGGCGCGGCCGACAGCAACCGTGCCGGGTGAGGAACACGCCGGCACCGCACCCGCTGGCGTCTCGACGGATGCGAAGGGAAATGCCTCGACGGGCGACGAACCCTGGCTCAACGGGCAACTGCTCTACAAAGGTAAAGACGGCAAGACCTGGATCAAGGGCAGCGACGAGAAGTTGTACATGCAGGACAAGGACGGCAAGGTCTACCTCGCGCCGCCGGGTACGCCGTTCGGCGAGGCGACCGAAGGAGCATCGTTCAACATGCAAGGCTTGAAGGACGTGGGGGACTGGTTGGGTAAGAAAGCCCGCTCGATCAACTTCTCACCCCGCGGCCCTGGAGTACCGTAATGAGTCCTTCCGCAACTCCTCCCGTTGGTGGTCTCGACGAACTGCGCGACCCAGGCGACAAGCCCGAAAGCCTCGACAACCTGCGCGACCGGGTGAACGGGGAATCTCTACCTCCAGTGCGGCCGCAGTGGACGAACCCGGCGATCCCTCCAGACCGACGGCTCAGTACGTTCCTTGAGGATCACTCCAAAGAGTTGCGACCGTGGGAGGACGTGGAGAAGAACTTTCACGTCTACTTTCCCGGCGGCGATCCCAAGCCCCTCAAAGACATCTACGAGCGTTCGGCCAAACTTGAGGGTTGGCGAACGGGAGCCAAGCAGCAGATCAGCGAGCAGGATTGGGGCTACTTCCTCAACCGGAACTTCGCACCCTTCGCTTCCCCCTTGATCCGTCTCGCCGACTCCATCGCGTACACGCACGCTCGCGACCGCTTCGTCGCCGGTCAATCGACAGACGACGACATGAAGAACATGGCTTTCCACGAACGCATGAAGGAGTTGGAATCCGGTCGCTCAGGCGGGGCGCAAGCCGCGGTCGCACTCGGTCACGTCGTGCCGCTCGTCCTTGAGAGCATCATCGGCGGGCATCTGCTCAAGGGGCTGGGCATTGGCGCCGAGGGAACCACGCCAGCGATCATGTCGGCGGAAGCGGCGGCACCGGCCCTGAGCCGCGAAGCGTTAAAGGCTGGCCTGCAAGCGGCTCCGGGTTACATCGGTCGGACAGCCGCTCAGACGGTGGTGATGCCGAGCATGTACCTCGCCCAAGCCGGCGAACGCTCCGAGGCTCAAGGGGGCGAATTCTACAGCCCGAAGAACCTGGGACCGGCCTACGCTCTCGGCTTCGCCCAGGTCGCCGTCCTGCACGGCCTGGGGAAGATTCCAACGGGGATCGCCGGCACCGACGCCGCCGCCTACCTCGGTCGCGTCGGAGTGCGAGCCGCTATCGGCACGGCCGGACAGACGGGGATCATCGACCCCGGCGCTTCGCTCATCTCCGAGGCGCTGCCCGAAGCGTACAAACTGGAGACGGGCTACGGGGCGCTCGGCGACCTGGCCCGCGGCAACGGCGACAAGGCTCTGCAACGTCTGGCGATCACGGCGATTACCTTTGCCGCGTTCTCCGCACTCCACGGCGGGCCGGACGAGATGCGGTCGGGCGCCCCGAAGGAACTGGTCGCCAAGATGAAGGAGATGGCGGATCAAGGCATTCCCGCGAACGTGGCTGGGACGCGACTCAACGCCGCGGTGGATCACCTGATGTCGGGTTTGGAGAAGAACCCGGACATGACGCGGTCGCAGGCCGAGGCGATGTTCGACGGCTGGCCGGACGGCTCGATCCGCGACTTCGGCCTGGCGATGGCGAAGAGCCTGCCTGAGAAACCACCGACGACACCCACTCCTCCCCCGGAGCCTCCGAATGCACAGCCGCAAGGACCGACTCCTCCCCAGCAGGGACCGCAAGCGGGAACTCAACCTGCTGCCCCTCCCTCGCCGCCACAGCCTGCACCGCCGCCATCGCTACCACCGGACGAAGCCACGGTACGCGACACGGCAGCGTGGCTCGGCCTGAAGAAGACGGGATCGGTGGAGGACGTGCTGGCTCGCGTTCTGAAGCATCCGCAGGGCCAGATGATGCTCGACGCGGCCGCGGGCAAGTCGCCGACTCAAGCCCAGCCTCAGAAGCCCGCCACGTTCGAGCCACCGCTGGCCCGCGAACTTGGAAAGATGTCGGACGAGCAACTGACGCAGGCTCTCGACGATCTCGAACAGTTGGTGCAGGAGAAGCGGGCCACAACCGGAGAGAAAGAGCAGTACGCCGCACTCAAGGCCGAGATTGACCGCCGCTCCAACACGCCGGAAGCGGTTGCCAGGAACAAGCATCTCGACGCCTTCCTTGCTCACGAACAGAGCGAGCAGGGGACTCTACAGAACCTCCGCAATCTCCGACCCGAACCGCCAGACGTGGCAGACGAGAAAGACCCGGAGCCGCCACCGGAGAAACGAGAGTCCGACCTTCAAGCCGCTGTCAAGAAGTGGATGGGCGGACTGAAGATCAATCACGATGAAGTGTTCGACGCCGCCGGCCTGACCGCCAAGCAAAAGCACGTCATGCGTGAATTGGAATGGGGCCGTGAGTTTGGAGAGATCGCGGAAGACCCCGAGATGCACTTCAAGGGCCGACCAGTTCGCAAGCAGGCGGTCGATTACCACTTCAAGGAAGCGTTGAAGAAGTTGGGCATCACCCGCGAGGAGTACAACCAATACTTCGACGGCCAGAAGAACAACGCGATGCTCGACCGTGTGGAGCGGCAAGGCAAAGACGGTCTGGCTCAGGGCGAATTGAACGATCAGACGGCGGGCGTCATCTCTCGCCGCGCGGACTTCCTTACCAAGCTCGACGGGCGCATGGAGACGTTGGCCAACAAGTTCATCGCCGAATCAGAAAAGGGCGATCTCTCACCAGAAAGGTCACAGTTCTATGAAGACGAATTTGCTCGACTCGATCAACTCCGCAAGGGCCGACTTGAAACAGAGGGTCAAGAACCTGAAGCAAGCCAGCCCCTCGGAAAGCAGCCGACACCCGTTCGACGCGCAGGCACCGGGAGCGTACAAGAAGGCGACCAGGCTCCTGACGTTGCTCCTGCGCAACCGCCAACTGGCCGGGGTGCCGAAGACGCCGGGGAGTCCCGGAGTGCGGCTCCCGTTGCCGAACGCGGTGAGGCCCGTCGTAACGAGTTGATTCAGTCCGAAGTCGCCAGGCTTCGAGCGGAAGCGAAACGCAACGGCGTGAAACTGCTTAAGCCTGGGGATGCGGACTATGACGATGCCAGCGAGAGGCAGATCGACCCAGCGTATCGTGACCCGGAAGCGATCTATCAGTCCGCAATGGAAGTGCGTCCCCACACGGAGGCTCCCGATGAAGTTGCCGAAGTTCAGGCCGCTGACAAAGCTGCTGGCCTCTCGCACGCCGCGACAGAGGAAGGCATTGCTAGCGCTAACGCAGAAGCTCAAAGGCTTGCATCTGAGGAACATGCAAGCCGGGGGAATGTCCAGCCCGGCACCGCAGCAGAGCAGCCAGCCGAGCCAACCGGACAGCCAGGAGCAACCGGAGACGCAGGAGCCGACCGAGGACTCAGCCCCGGAGTGATGGGCAAGGCTCTCAAACTCGCCCAAGACTTCGCCGCCGATGAAGGCGGCTACCTCGATCTGAACAAGATGCACGAACTCGCCGCCCGCTTCTACGAGAAGTTGAAAGCCGGCACGCAGTACGTCGGCGACAACCTCAAGGAACTGTCCGGTCAAATGTTCCCTCGCACCACGCGAGAGAGCAAACCAGCCGGCGAAGCCCTCGCCCGGCTCGCCGCGGTCAAGACGTTCGTGAAGACGGCCGTTCCTCATTACATCGACGAGGTGATCGGTAAGAAGGCCACGCCGGAACAGGACTCCCTGCTCGGCACGACGTTCTACGAGGAGCGGTTCCGGCACGCCATCGAAGCCAACCGCCAGGAAGCGGCCAAAGCGTCCACCGCTGCGGCTGCGGCCCGATCTCGGGCGCAAACGGCGACAGACCCGACCGTGAAGCGGATCGCTCTGGAGGAAGCGGCGGCGGCGTCCAAGCGGGCCACGGAAATGATGCAGGCGGCGAACGACGTGCAAACCTTCGTCGGCAAGACGGACTCCCCCCTCGCCGACGAAGCAACCTACCAGCAGTCCCTTAACAGCCCGGAGTACAAAGCGTTCTCGCAGCGGTGGGCCAAGTTCGCCGACGAGCAGGTCACACCCAACTACCGGGGAGCAATGGGACTCGACGAAACCGATCCCATCGACAGTCTGACGCAACTCCCCGGTCGACCGATGAACGCGAAGGCAATCCGCTCCGAGGAGGACGCCGGCCCGGGGACTATCTTCGTTGGTAGTCGCGGGAACCTGAAGAACCTGAAGATTCCGAAGTACGGTTTCGCGGAGAAGGCCACGCTCGCGGCCGACGCCTACGACACCCGCGCGTCAGCCCTGATCGAGAACACGATGCAGCGGGGCTACGCCTCGGCGAAGAAAGCCGAGTTCTACCGCACCGCGGTTGAAGAAGGAACCGGCGTGTGGGCCAGGCCGGGCCAGCAAATCGAAGGGTTCAAGGAGATTCCGTTCACGAAGCCGCCGACCGGGACGCAACAGGCTGAAGGGAACGAAGTCTTCTACGCCTCCGAAGCGACCTACGGCGAGACGCGGCAGGCCCTCTCGGTGGATCTGCCGACGCGACTCCCCATCGTGAACAGTGCCGCCGGTCTGCTGACGCGCGCGGCCCTCGCGTCCACGGTCGAAGCGGCCTATCACTCGAAGAACCTGTTGACCTTCATGATGAAGCCGGGCATCTCCCCGGTGGACTTCATCCGCAACGCCTACGGCAAGATCACCGGCGATCCGGCCCTCTCGACGAAGTTGGTCGAACTGGCCAGGATCGGGGCCTTGAAGGAACCGGGCTTCGAGAAGCAGGGTGAAACCGTTCTCGGCTCGAAGTACAACCCGCTCACCTGGATGGGCCGCTTCCTCGACGTGACCGGCGACGTGATGCGACTCACGGCGAACGACGCTTTCGACCGTATTCAACGGCGAGGGTATGACGTACCCGACACGGAGACGAACCGGCGAGACTTCATCAACCAACTCGGCCAGTACAACCGGCTCGGCCAGAACAAGGCAATCGTCCTGCTGCGTGACCTGGGCCTCGGACCCTTTGCCACGGCGGGAAGCAACTACTACATGCAAGGGTTGAAGTCGCTGGTCGGCGGTCACGGCCTGGAGACGGGGAGCTACCGGGCCGACGTGCAACTGCGGGCGGAAATGCTCGCCAAGACAGGAGCGATTCTCGGCGCGGTCGCGTTGACGAACTATCTGGCCTGGGGGAACATCCTCGGCGACGACAAGACGCCGCTCGGAGCCGTCAAGATCGGCGAGAAGGACGGCAAGACCTCGTACTTCGACCTGACGGCCCTCATCGGCCTCACACGCGGCGCCCGGCAGACGGGATTGTTGGCTCTGGCGGAAGGAACACGCAAGGGACAGGGTGAAGGGAAGATAGAGGACAAGGTGATGCACGACGTTCTCGCCGGCCTCCTGCATCCGGCCCTCGGTCCGCCGGTCGCTTTCGGCTGGACGGCGGCGACGGGCAAGAACACGCTCGGCCAGACCATCGCGCCGCAGGTCTCCACGGCGACGACTCCAGAGGGACGGCGACAGGCGGCGGCGTTAGGCAAGCCGCCGGAAGGCTCATCGCAGTCCTGGCAGAACGTGAAGACGGCGTTGTTGAACGCGAACCCGGTGGTTGCGACGGCGACGGGAGCCGATCAACCACCGGGTTCGGAGAAGCGAGATGTGAGCGAGAAGATCGGGCATCTCCTCGGCCCCTACGGGATCAAGACGCGGGGCGATCCGAAGGCTCGGAAGCGGATGGGGCTGAAGTGATCTTGGACTTCTTCAGAAACAGTGCAGCGTCAGCGAACAAGTTCCGAAGTACCTGTTCACACTCCACCGCCCGCTCGATCTGCCCCAACGTGATCCCGGTCTCGGCCCATCCTGGCGTTTTGCTCTTCTGGCAGGGGCAGTTCTCCACTTCCGAAGATGCTCCTTCTTGCAGAGCCGCGGTACTCATGTACCGCGGATGAAGGATAATAAAAAGGGTCCCACCGCACAGGTTACATTTCGTGTAGGTCATCTCAGACATTGGCAACCTCCTTCAGATGGGGCCACTTGCGGCCCGCCATGATCGCCGACACATGCGACGGGTGAACGCCGAACTCGCGGCCGAGCGTGGACATCATCTCACCCTGCCCTACCCGCCTGCGGATCGTCAGCACGTCCTGGGCGGTCAGCCGCGAGTTGCCGTTGCCTTCCCCTGCTTTGGACTTCAGCGGGCGACCGGGCGGGTTCCGCCGCTTGCAGTCGCACTTCTTGCAGGTGAGGCGGTGGTGCAGGTACCACTTCCCTTTCCGCTTCGTGCCGAAGATGTAGTAATCATCCTGGGGCTTCTCGACGCCACACGTCCGGCATTTCTTCAGGTCAGCACTTCCACGATCTGCGGCCAGTCCTGGGGCTTCCACAGGTACACCAACTGACCCGCCGTGTTCATCACTTCGGCCCATTGTTCTTGCTCCTTCGTGCGTTTGTTCTTTCCGACCTTCAACTCGGCGAACAGGCATCGCTCGCGGGCCAGCACCAGATCAAAAAACCCTTTCCCGTCTCCCTGGACAGCAGTGAGCCAGCGACCGGCTTTGCCCTGTGACGTTCGGAAGTGGGCGCAGTGCCAACCGTGGGACTGAGCCAGGGCGATGACTTCCTTCGTGAACGTCTTCTCGTCCCATGCTTCCCGAAGTGAGACTTGTAGGTCACGAATGACGGTGCAAGGAGCGGCTTTCGGGATCAACCCTTTCTTCTCCATCTCGGCGATCAGTTTGGGATCAACTTTCATAGAGCCTCCAGAAGTTGCTTGCCCACGAACTCGGTGTACGCAGGGGGGATTGCCTGAGCCATTTCTTTCATGGTCATCCAGCCGATCCCCATTGCTTTCGCCCACAAGCCGCGGGGACCGCGGCTGCATCCTTGACCGTAAACGTGAACGACTCTGGAACGCTCGCCCGCCCTGGCCGTCCCGTTGGAACGGCCGCACGGATAAGAACCTTTGAACGCGGCGTGATTACAGGGGCCGGGGGACAGGAAGAGGTTCGACGACTCGAACACTCTATGCCTTTGAACCAACAGACCGAACATTGACCCGCAGAGCAGGAGCGAGGGGCCGAGTGGCGAGCCAATCACGTTCTCGATTACCCACGGTTTGGCGATCGCCAAAAGGAGGTTGCGTATCGGAGGAACAAGGTCGGGATGATTGTCGGATTGCCTCGCCACACTGTACCGCTGACATGGCGGCGAGGCGTGGATCGCGTCGAACTCCCGCCCATGCTCCGACAGATACTCCAAAGCATCGCCTTGAATAAACCCGAACGGATACCTCTTCTGCGGCTTGATGTCCACACCTACCACGTCGAACCCGGCCCGGTGGTAGCCGACCGCGCAACCACCGGCACCGCAGAAGAGATCGAGCAGTCGAGGACGGCTCATCGGTACTCTCCCGTTCCATCGCACTCGATACAGCCGTCCCTTTCGCAGAAGGGGCAGTCACCGATGCCGTCGTAGTCCGGCTCGTCCTGGGCTTCCTCCGCGAGCAGGGCGTAATCCATAGCGCGGTCGATGCACGATTCGCACTGGCCGCAGTCCAGACAATCACGTTCCGGCGGCATCGGCTTTCTCCTTATCTTCGGCTTCCTTCTGAGCCTGACACCACTTGCGCCAGGCGATGTTGTTCCGCATTGTTGCTTCGTCCGGCTGCACCTTCGAGAGAGCGTAGGTCGCCATCTCTTCCCAGCGGCCGAACCGCTTGCCGTTCTTGTCGCGGCCGTCGTAATGCACGGTCCCGTCGTGGGACTTCATCCGGTAGCAGTGAACTACCTCGTCGCTCTCCGGGATGTCGGCGATCTGATCGAGAGCATCCCACTGGCCATCCATGCCTGGGCCGCACACCACGCGGAGGAAGAGCGGCGCGCGAGAGCAACAGAGATTCACGCCGGCAGCGGGGCCGTCAACGAACGTGTGCATCACAACCTCCTCAGTCGGATTTCCCGTTTGGCATTGTCGGTAGTTGCTCCGCGATCATGGCGTCCAGTTCGGCCTCGGTCGGCTCGTGGTAATCCTCCGAGGCGGTCGGCTCGTGTTGCTCCAGCACACCTGGCAGCGCAAAGCACGCTGGGCAGAGTTGGCGGCGACGTTGGGCGCGTCGTTTGAGGCAGTGAACACAGGTCTTTGGGCGATCAGTTCTGCGTGGCATTTACAGCCTCCTTAACCTGTACACTTCTCGCTCGATCTCATCCTGGGTAGTCTTCTCCCTCTTGGCCACGATAGCGAGCAGGTCGGCCCGCTCAATGTGGCCCGCATGTACGTTGTGATGGCAGTAGACGCATAGGCTCAGAAGATTGATCGCCACGTCGAGCCGGCGACATCCTTCCTGCCCTCGGCCGAAGACGTGATGCGGTTGGGGCCGCTCGCAGGGCTGGCGGCACCAGTCGCATCGCGTCTTCTGACGAAAGGACTCCAGGAGTTTCAGGTCGATGATCTTCACAGGTCCGGCCCACCGGTTTGGGTTGTCGGCCTCACTTCGCAGGTGAAGCCGCTGGGAGCGAACTTGCCGACGAACCACGCCAGCACGAGGCACTGATCGTCGTCGTCCAGGTCGAGCATGATCTGGTCGATCTTCGCCATCGCCTGCAACTCGCAGGACAGCGAACGCCGCTTGCGGGCCGGCTCCGCGATGGCTTGCTGGTCAGGGGTCACGCTCTCCGGTAGCAGACCATCGTTCGCGGCCCTCGTCTCCGTCTCTTGCTTGGCCGCTTGCATGGAGTCATGGAGTGCCTTGTCCACCGGGTGATCGGACAGGGCTTGATTCTCTCGGTGCTTTGCCATTCGTGGTACTCGCTTTCAAGGGTTCGTTCAGGAACTCATAGATGCGGCCAAGCAACGCCTGGCCGTCTTTCATCTGTTGGTACATCGCGGCTCCGTTCGCCGCGTGCTGGGTGATGCTCGTTCGCGTGGCCTCGAAGAAGGATCGCAGCAGCAGGCCGCGAAACTCGTCGGCGAACTCGGCCTCGAACTCGGCTCGCGTCTTCATACCTTCCTCGGATCAAGAGGGCCGGGACGTTCGCGGTTCAAGAACGGCATCCATTCCTTCGGGAGAGTAGAGAGCGGTTGCCAGAGCCGGGTACCAACACGTCGCCAACCGTCGCAGCCGAACGGTATGCGAGGGCGAACGATGTCGGCGTTCGTGTCGCCGCTCGTGCTGATGTACTCGACCGGGCGACGGCACAGCGTGGTCAGAACCACGGTGCCGACCCGGTACTCCAGCATGTGCGGCAGATCGTCGGGGTAGGTCATTTCGCCTTCCTGTGCTGCTTGGCGTTCGGACAGGTGGCGAAGTGGGACAGGTGCAACGGGGTGCCGGGCAGGGTGATCCCCTTCACGGCAGTCTTGGCGACACCACTACTGATGTCGAGTGTACCCTTCTCCGAGGGTTCGGCGTCAACGGGCATCGCACGGCCAGAGACAGTCTTGTACCAGCGGATTTCCTTGCCACAACTTTTACATTTGTCAGTCATTGAACATGCCTCCACCAACGACCTAGAATTGCTTCGCACACCAGGCTACGCTTGATTCCTAACAGGGCAGCTATATCCTTTTGGGTCGGCTTCATCTTGACTCCTTGTCCGCGGGGCGGACCATACAATCCGCGAATCTTTTTGACCAACTCCTCAGTCATGACAGCTTGCGGATTGGCTTCACCAAGCAAGGCTCTATTGCGGCGACGGCCTTTTGAATTCATATCCGCCATATTGTCGGCTTGCGTGCCGAGGAACAAGTGAGCGGGATTGCAACAGGGCGGATTGTCACATTTGTGCAGTACGAATAGATCGCCAGGATCACCAAAGGTAAAAATCCAAGCCAGACGATTCGTCAGCGTATGGCACTGGCGACCATAGCCATGCTTGTCGCAGCCGCCTTCCCACAGCCAACAACCGTCTTGTTTGCGGACGTGGCTCCAAAAAGTCGATTCTCGGATCGAAGCTCCGCAGGACCGGCACTGTGAGACGGGTTCAGGCATGGGTCAACTCCTCCAGTTGTTACTTTGCTTCATCAAGCAGTTTGCGTAGGCCAGGCTCGTCATGTTGCCGCATCATCGCTATGTCCACCCAACTGTACAAACCAAGCCACTCTGCCACAGCGTTGCTAGCGGTGTACCATTGGTCCCGCGTAGGTTTCTTGGTCCGATAGTGGCAAACTGCCACCGCAGTAATGATTCAGAGTTTGCCATCAGGTGTCTTGTGGACATACTCTTTGCCGATGTAAGACTCCTTCGCGGCTCGCTTGTCTTTCGGGGTCAGTGTTAGGGTAGCGTCTCTGATTGGGTCAACTCCTCCATTGGAACCGACGCAACCAGCCGGAACCAATCCAACGGCTGCGTCGGCATCAAGGGCCAGGTGGGATCAGGCCAGCCCCAATTGTTCTCCTGAGCGAACAGGGCCGCAGCTGCCCGAAACGTCCGCGACCCCTTGTCGGTCTTGCTGCGGTAGTACATCGACTTCCACTTCGCTGGCCCGTTCGGAGCCTTGCTGACTCTCCGCGGCTTGAATATCTCGCCCCGCATCTCCCGGAGCGTGCCGTCTGTCTGAACCACCGGGCGCGACCGCACGAAGTTCTTGATCTCGAAGCCGCACGGACAGCGGCGGCTCATCAGGACTTGCTTGCACTGTGGGCAAAGGAACGGCTCGAAGAGCTTCTTGGCTCGCAAGGCGTCCTCGCGCAGCCCGCTCACGATGCCGGGGGTGAAGGCGAGGTTCCATTCTCGGTCGGCGTTCAGCGAGCCGTGCCTCCACCAATTCCCGCCGTGGTCTTGCACGGTTGTAGTGTTAATTCCAGGGTAAGCCCGGAGGAGTCGTCCTCCAGCTTGTAGGTAAGACTGTAGACTTCCGAAGACGGTGGCAAAGACAGCATGAGCCAGCCAGGGACAATCAATACCTTCTCGTAGCACGAATCGGTTGCAGACGACTTTGATTCGTCCATCTTTTGAGCCTCCTAAGACTTCCGCCCGCGCTTCTGGCGACGAGCGGTACAACTTGTCTCCGATCAACACATTGTCGCCGTCGATGTGAGCGGCCGTGATCCCGGCCCGGTTGAACTGGCCGCAGAACCATACCGACTCATCGACCCCGCAGGCGAACAGGATGCTCGGCTTGCACTCCGGGTTCAACCGGCGGAACTCTCCGAGGACGCGGCCGAACAACGCCTGGGTGCAAGGGTATACCTTCTTCAATTGACTCTCCGGGATGTCTTCCCCGGTCGGTATCTTCTTGATGCTCTTCAGGTCCGGCTCGTCGCAGCCGAAGTGCCGGGCCATCACAACGGCGCCGCACGCTCTTAGATCGGTCAGTGTGCCGGCGACGATCAGGTGATCGTACAAGTGGCCGATGTCCAGAGGCGTAGCGGTCAGGCCGACGACCGAGGCTCCCTGCTCGACGTGCTGCGCGAGGATACCTGCCGCCTCGGTGGACTTGAGAAGGTGGGCCTCGTCGACGAGAACTCGTGATGCCTCGAAGAGTCGGCCCATCCCTCTGCGTACCACTCTGGCCCCCTCGGTCTGGATCGAGGAGAGTTGCAGGTTCTCCGCAGTCTCGTCGTGGCCCGCTGCACGGACTCCATGCACCAAACCGGCCTCGCGCATCACCCGGCTTGTCTGCTCGATCAGCATTCGCCGGTTCGAGTAGAGGATCACTTTCAGGTCCGCCGAGAGCCAGTCACGGATCAGGTCCGTGGCGATGACGGTCTTGCCGCCTCCTGTTGGTGAGGTTAGGCAGATTCGTCGCTCGCCACGGCTGATCGCTTCGTGGACGGCTTCGACGGCTCGTTCCTGATGCAACCAGCGTTCCAAGATCATCTCCCGGTTTCGGCGAGGTTGGCAATCGAAGTCTCGACGAGGCGGTCGAATTCGGAGTCGCCGTCGAGCAACCACGTTGTCACTGAGACGATGTAGTTCCAGTCCTGGCAGTTCGTGCAACCGGGACACTGCGGGTTGATGCTGCGTCTGGCAACCTCACGAATCGACCGCAACTCGGCTTCAGTCTTCATGGCTTTCTCCGTTGGACTCGCCATCCGCCTTCTTCTTGACCTTCACGTTGTTCTTCGAGAGGATCGACACGACCAACCCGTCCTTCGTCGTGTACAGCGTCTCGCCGTGTTCGATCATCTTGGCGATCAGGTTTTGCTTCGCCTCGTCCTCTTCCTTCGACAACTTGCACCGCTCCTGCATCGCGTCGAAGTAGATGTCCGCGGCTGCGTCGAGGTCGGGAATGCAGGGCGGCTCCATGCTCTCGTGCAGGAAGGGTTGCTTCGACCGGGGCTTGCGTTCGCGTTTCGCTTTGACCTTCGCCATTACTTGTTCTCCTTCTTTCGTGGTGCTTTCACTAGACCCTTTGCTTGTAACTCAATCTCCTTGAGTTCGACAAGCAGTTCGTTCAGCCGGCGGTGTACTCCGTTGTAGGCCGGCGTGTTTAGGAATCCCAGCGGGCGAACTAGATCGTCGTACTGCCGGATGATGCTGCCTATCGAGTTCTCGCTGGCCTTGAACCATATGTCCACCTGCGCGGCCGGGGCGATGATGACCTGGCCGTTCTTCGGCGGCTTCGGAGCGGCAGGAGTCTCCGGCTCTTCCGCGATGGTCACAACGACGTCTTCCTGCCAATCCTCGCCGGGTTCGTTCTGGCCTCCGTTGGGGGGCCGACGCCTTCCGCTGCGTTCCGCACGTCCTTCCTTGCATGTCGCGCAGTCGTCGCCGGTCAAGCCTAGCCGGACGCAGCGATCACAACGCCACTTCTCGCCCGCGAGATTGCTACCAGATTTGTCCGGTACGTCGGCATTTGCGACGTACCCTCCTTCGCAGGTCTTAATTTTGTCCTTCAGGTCCGTGATCGTTTGGCACTCGGCCAACTGTTCGGAAGGAACCTTGAGGGCGCGAAGCATCCAAGAGGCGTCTTGCTTACTGACTTCCATTTCTTCCAACTCTTTCGTCCAGTCGCCGACCTTGCACCTCCCCTTGATTTCGCCGAGCATCCGGGCGATGTCCATGAACCGGCCGACGTTCAGCCGCTCTCCGTGTCTGAGGTCGCCGTTGAGTTCCTTGACGCGCCGCTTCAACACATCCGTCGCCTCGGCATGCTTCTTCACAATGGCGGGCGGGTTGAGGTCTTCACTTTTCATGAGTCAATCCTCCAACGGCACGCCAACGAGTTCGCTCGGATTCATATTGAGCGCTTCAATCAGGGCATCCGCGTACAAGACCGCTTCTTGAGCCTTGTGATGCTTGCAGACTGGCATGTGTTTCAGTGGGAGGGCCGCGAACCGGGCCATGACGTGACAGGAGACGTACTCGCGTAGAGTCATGCGTTTGCTGTGCGGGTCGGTCATTGGAATCTCCGCGCCGCTACCCCGGTGTGTTCTCCCGCACGGCGAAGTGCCAGGGTAGCGGCGTTGGTTCAGGTTGTGTTGAGGTGTCTCGTGCGGGAGACAGGCTCATAGTACCTGGGAAGTGGGGGAAGTCAAATCACTTCTCCTCTTGGGGGAGCTTTCCGACCCACTCGAACGCCGCGATCACAAGCGGGATAACCGCCTTCAGCCATTGGCCCGTTTCCGGGTTGCGCGGCGTGTGAACGTAGGTGCAAGCCTTGCGGAGTGCCTTGTCGCCAGCAGCCAATTGCCCCCAGCAGTCACCGTTGTTCGTCTCAGCGATCTTGGAGACGCACTCCAGTTCGTAGGTTCCGGGGCCGACCTGCGCGACCACCCGGCCGACGAAGGTGTGCCAATCGCCGCAGTGGACCAGGTAGCATTGTCCGATTCGCATGTGTGTGACCCTGTAGGGTTCCGAAATCCCGCTCCCGCTCCCGATCCCGCTCCCGCTCCCGATCCCGCTCCCGCTCCCGATCCCGATCCCGCTCCCGCTCCCTCTCCCTCTCCCGCTCCCGCTCCCGATCCCGCTCCCGCTCCCGATTCCGCTCCCGATTCCGCTCCCGCTCCCGAAAGACCAAATGTCGTAAGTGAAGAACAGACGGAGAAATTGGCTTTGCTGAGCAATCGCCTCCGGCACGTCATGTTCGAGTAGCCAGTCCTGCAACGCGGCTCGGCTGGCCTCATCACCGGGATCATCTCGGATTGCCGACATGAACGCGGCGAACTCAGGACGCTCGTAAGGGTTCATGCCGTCTCCCCCTCGCAGACAATGCCGTGTTCCCTGTTGATGCTCGCCTGTGCTGCGTCCACCTGGCAGCGATGGATCGCTCCGGTCTCGGGATCGAACTCGCAGTGACACCGGCGACAGAACACGTTGTCGTTGCACGCGCCGAGGCAGTCCCACTGTTCCTCGTCGTCCTGATGCCCGCACTTCGGGCATGTGAGCGTCTTTTGGTCATTCATTGGTTTCTCCCTCGCGGATCATCCGCAGCACTTCCGCGTACCGCTCGGAGAACGCCTCCAGAGCGGTACGCAGTTTGTCGGTGAAGGCATCCGGCTCGACCCGGATCAAGAGCGGCTGAAGCCGCGCCGAGGCGTAGGAGGCGAAGTCTACCCACTTGCGCCCGGTGACGATCAACTGGCCGTGGACCTGGCAGCGGTACTCGTCGGGCAAGGTGCCGGCGAGCAGGTACTTCACCTGCGTCTTGAGCATTGGACATTTCAACTCTAACAGTCCATCCTCCCCGACCAATCCATCCGGGGAGCATCCCCAGCGGCCGCAGTCGGAGACGACGAACCCGACCCGCTGCACGTCCTGGTCGACGTGCATTTCGTACCATCTTCGAGCCTCCGGTTCGAGGTCAATGCCGTTCTGCATGGCCCGCGTGGTGAAGTTCTCGGCGCGGTCGGGAACGCCTGGGTTGTAGAGGTCGCCGATCAGTTCAGCTATGTATTCCTCGGCCTGGGCGGATGGCTTGCATTGCTTCGGCGTGAGGATGCGGTCGAAGCATGAGGCGGTCGGAATGCCACGGCGAGCAAGGAACCACTCCGGGCTACCTTGCTCGCAAGCGATGATCTTCATGCCGCCTCCCTGTTGAGTTTGTCGCATTCTGCCTGAGCGCGAGCCAGGCTAAGCCATCTCCCCTGCTGCTGCTCGACGTTCCCTTTGACCTGGCGGCGGATCGCATAGTGCCTCTCGCCAGGGATGACTAGCGGAATCCATTCGCTATTGAGCCACTGTTGCCAGTGGCGATTCTTCTCAACGAAGATCACGTCGGCCTCCTGTTGTCTGGCGTGTTGATCGATTCGGCGATGCCGAGTCCAGTCCAGGCGCGAAAGTCTTTGGCCGAGACAGTGTGTTCGGCTAGGTGGTTCTTCTCGAACTTCCGGCAGCGTTCGACCAGGGCAGGGACGACAATCGTACCCTCAACCTTGAGCGTGCCGCAGCGAGGACAGAAGTATGTTCCCCCGCACTCCGTCATCTGGCATCCGAGTCGGTGCATTGTGTGGCCGCAAGTTTCACACGCCATTTTGCACCTTCGCTTTCTTCTGCTTGAGCGTGGCAATCGCCTTCCCGAAGAACGCCTGCGGCATGTAGGCCAGGCGTTCCAACTGACACCAAGCGAGGAAGCGTTTCATGTCGGCTCCCTTCTCGTCGATCAGAGCGAGCAGTTCCGCCGCTTGCGCCTCGGTGATGTACTCGAACTGCTGCGCCGCGTCGTTGTCCTCGGACGTGACGACGATGTTCAAGGCCGCGCAGAGAGCGTACCGCTTCAGGTAACTCACGGCGGCACCGAACCGCTGGGTGTCGTTGACCTTCATCTCCGGGATCGGCATCGTGAGCGTCGATTCCTCGGAGTGCGTGCCGACGCGAACGCGGCAACTGATCTTCATGCCTCGCTCGGCCGGCTCCGTGCTGAACGTGACGACGATGCCGTGTTTGGCGAGCAGCGGGCCGGCGACGCGCATCACGTCGTCGAAGCTGGCGAAACTGTAGCGCATGTTCCCGCCGGTGGTTTCGCGGCTCTTGAACACCTGGGGACACTCGCCCTGGAAGCCGGTGATGGCGACCGCGAACGCCTCGGCGGCGCGGTTCTTGTTCCATCGCTCCTCAAGGGAAAGGAGTTTTCCAAGCTGGTCAGGGTCGATGTTCCGCTCGATAGCGGCAGCAAGCAGCGTCATCGGATTGGTGATGCACTTGCTCTCTTCTAAACTGGTTGACATTACGACAGCCTCCCATGATTGGCGTGAAAACCGTGTTCCATCTCTGCCGCTTTCCGTGCGGCAATTGCGTCTTCCTTCGTCTTGAACATTCCTAGATGCTTCTCTTTCCTGTTCACGATGATCCTTGCTCGCCATGACTGGCTTGCAGCGTGAAAGTCCACTCCCATCGCCCCGCTTGTGTTGGCCTTGCTCATCTTCTGGTTGCGTCCGTTGATAGCGTGCGACACGTCGCGTAGGTTCTCCCAGCGGTTATCGACGCCATTGCCGTTGATGTGGTCAATTTCCCCTGTCGGCAATTTGCCGGTCTGTAGAGCGAAGGCGGCAACGTGCGCCAACATCTTGTTCTTTTCGCACTGAATAACGATGTAGTGCATACCATTCTTGAGGTCGGTTACAGTCCATCCGGCTTTGTCGCCAGGGCGAGTATTCCTGTTCGGCTTCTTCTTCCATTGAATCCATCCGGTCAGCGGATCGTAGGTGAACCACTCCTGTAGCTTCTCGATTGAAATAGCCAATTAGCCTTCTCCGTGGGACATTGGGCGGAATGCGAGAGGCCGGAGTCGAACCGGCTGGTGAATCGAGGGCCGAAGCGGTTAGCCTCGCCGCTTGCCCATCCAAAGGATGCCTTGCGGTTTTCTCGTCTACGGGGTCCACCCGCCTCTCTCGCAGCGGAAAGCGTGGGACTCGAACCCATTTCAGCCGTCGCCTTGACTCGCTTTCCAAATGCACCGAATCCACGCCGCTCGGTGCCACACGGCTGTTCTCGGCTTGCCGTGGAGGATGAGTCCAGCAAGCCGAAGGTGGTTCACTCCTCGGCGGTGTAGGTCGCGCCGAGGTCGCACAGTTCGTCTTCCTCGCGCAGCGGCCCGCGTTGCAACTCCATCAGCCCGCCGACGATCTTGGTAGCGATGTCCTGGATGTCCTCGGTGGACAGGTGATAGAAAGTCACCTGATCGCCTCCGAGTTGGATCGAGAGCCACTTGTCGTTGCAGGGTTCGAGGACGCCTTGCGTGCTGACACCGACTTGCACTTCGAGGTCGCGGAACAGCCGCGGATGAATGCCGATGATAGTTGCCATTGCTGAGACTCCCGCCAGGGAAAGAGGAAAGATCGGGGCCGGGCCTACTCCCTGAAGCTCGGCACAACCGCATCATGCGGCCCTCCCGCTGCCATGGCGCAGCGGCGAGTCGGCCCCGTTACCTCACGATGAGGTTTTCGCCAGTTCCAAGAGCAAGGCGTCGGCGTGCTGCACCGCGCAGGCCGCAACCTGATCCGGCGGGTAGCCATGCGTTGTCAGTCCGGCGAGAGCCTGCCCCGCGAACCACTCGCGGAGATTCATTCCGCTGCTGTCGCATTCAGGGTGAGGCGGGAAGGCCCATGTCTCGCCGTTGTTCTTGGCACGCTTCGCCGTCTTCTGTTCCGGCGTCAGTTCGACCTTCGGTTCGTCTGCCATGCTGCCCTCGGTGTAAGACCCCCGGCGCGCCGTTGATGGTGTCCTGGCGGGATGACACGCAGACGCGCCGGGGGATGTATCGTAAGGTTTCCCCGCCAGAGGAAAGAGCCTAGTTGAAGTCTACTGACAGCAGCACGCACAGCGAATGTCCAGAGGGACACGCGGCGGCGGAATCTTCGTCTTGTCCCACGGCTGGCCGCACGCGGGACAGGGATCATGGGGCTGCTCGCCGCACTCGACGCAGTACAGGCGTCCGGGGCCGATGCCCGCCACGTCGTCATCGCGGCCATGCCCCACGCGCTGACACTCGCCGCGCGGCCCCTTGCAGCAGTCGCAGCCCTTGCATTCACACCTGAACATGATCGCTCTCCCCGCCAGTAGACTCGGAACGCAGGGGAAACGCTCCCCTGCACTACGGAACGCCGTCAAACCGATTCCGCTTCGGTCGGCTCGTACACCTCGTCGATCAGGTTGGCCGCGATCTCCCGCCAATCCACCTCCGACAGTGCCGCGCCCAGCAGGTCGGCCCACATGCTGGACGAAGCCCGCGCTTCGTCCAGCATGGATTGCATCGCCTCTTCGTACTCGCCCTTGAGTTGTTCGGCGATGGCGTGCTTCGCCGCTTCCCGGTCATTGCCGTGGTGTTCGAGCATGTCGGCTGTCAGGCGTCGCACGCTCTTGTAGCTGCCCTCTTCGTTGTCCATCCACAACGCCACGTTCCACGTCTCGTAGTTCGTCCAGCCGTTGTACCGCTTGTCGCCCATGACACTCTCCCGCCAGGGACGCACCCCACGGAATGCAGGGTGCAAGTAGACGCTGCCCGGACTGTGAGGGGTCAGCGCCTAACCTACGTTCAGCCGTCAAACGGCGTCATTGCCCGAGACGTGATCTCAGCCCTCCGTCCACAACCGGGACGCCACAACACCCAACACCAGGACCAACACCGGCACGATGGCCCCGACGCCGTACCCCAACGCCTGATACCCAGGTGCGGCATGCTGTCCCGACGCCAGAGCGTTGAGCAGGGCCGACAGCAGCACCGACGCCACCACATACCCCCTCGCCCACCGCTTCGCGTGTTTCCCCGCCACCGTGGTAGCGACCTCGCACCCGACCAGGCCGCAGTCGATGCCCACGGCCATCGCCCAGCAAGCCCACGCCGGCTGTCCGGTGGTCACTCCCAGGGCATCCGCACAGTGGGCGACGGATAGGCTGAGCAGGCAGCTACCCACCCCGCCGACTCCCGCTGCGACCCAACGCCGGGCCGACATCGCCTTGCGGCCCGCCTTGCCGCTCGGCGCGCCCTTCGCCACCTTCCCGCGCCGGACAGCTGCCGGAACCCGACCCGCCACGCCGACCGACCCGTTCGCTTGAGCATTCATGGACACTCCCCGCCAGGGAACGCAGCCACCGAAGCGGCAGCTGCAAGCAGGTGTCCGGGACGCGACCCCCGGAAGACGCTACACCTGACCTACGCTCTAGTCGCGGCGGTCAAGAGCAGCGTAACGCTCCAACTGCTCCAACTCATCCCACAGCGGCTCAAGCATCACACACTCTCCCGCCGGGTCAGCGACCCCACGGTTCAACCGCTCCTGATGCCACTCGATAGCCACCCACAACGCCGCAATCTGCTCGGCCATGACACTCTCCCGCCAGGAACGCCAGCCACAACATGCGGCCAGCAAGAGGGTAGCCAGGCTGCGACCCCTGGCTTACGCTGTACCCTGTAACCTCACTCCCCGTCCGTCACATCTCCCACGTCGTCCAGATGTCCCATGTACCCCTCCACCAACTCCTCCCCGTGGAACAGCGACACACTCTCCCCACCGACCCGACCACGCCCCGCCTTGCTCAACGACACATACGCCCCGAACTGCTCCCTCGCCCACCGCTCGCTCTCCGTATGGCACACCTGACCCACATTGCCCACCACCACCGTGTACTTCGCCTCGCTCATCACACACCCCCTGTACCACACTCACCACACTCAAGCCGCCGTTGGAACTTCCATCGGCCATACCCTTCAGCTGGCCGTCAAATCGCCATTTTCTTCTGCGCGACGCGCGAGGCTTGCCGGACGCCAGACGCAGGGCTTGAGGCTGCGTGTTCGGGACTCCTCACGTCCTGCGTGGTGCAGGTTGAGCCACCACGCCGGGGTACGCGCGGGGGTTGGAAGGGGGTATATACCCTAATTTCCCAACGGAGTGTTACGGGGCAAGGAG